GTTTAGTTATTTTAAGTGGTACGGACGCAGTGGTGGTAGTTTCAGTAACTGTACCATGAGCATTAGCCGGGCTGAATTGTAGGTGTGCTGGAAGAGTAGTTGTCGCTCCGATAGTACCATGGACGTTCGCTGGGTTATATTGGAGGTGTGCGGCTGTCGTTGTAGTAATGTCGACCGTACCGTGAAGGGCTACTTGCCCACCCGCTAAAGTGGTAAGGGTTCCTGTGAGGCTGGTTTGGATTCCACCGCCCGGAGCGGCCGGGTCTTGCCATGTAGTGGCTGATGCACCGGGTTCTAGTTGAATTTCATCAACATAAAACAAAACACCCGCACCCGGATTAGCCTCATAACCTACTTCTATGCCTAATGTGGTGTCCGTTGCTCCAGTGGTTCCTGTTACGGTTAGCTTTTGCCAAGCACCGGTAGGACTACCACTAGTATAACTAATACCACCCGATACGTTCCCCACCAGTTCCCAGTATATAGCGGTCCCCACGGGCATATAAACCCACATAGAGGCCGTGTATTGAGTAAGAGCACTGCAAGCAACCCCGGTTACGTCAACCGCCGTGTATGTGGAGTTTATGGTCGTAACTCTCAATGAGTCGCTGGCTTGATGAGCCTGGGTTATGCTGCTGGCTAATGTCTCAGTGCTTCGTGCTGCGAAGCCCGTTGTGTTCCCGCCGGTGTCTGTGCCTGTTGCTTGGTTACTGGTAAGAATATTTTTAATAGCAGCATTCAAATTGCCCGTTACGAGCTTCCTGAAGCCAACGGTCCCGCTAAAAGTGAGCCACGGGTTATTGGCGGTTGTTTCGGAGCCCTGTTCTGTTAAGTCGGTTGCTGAGTTATCCCCACAGACCAAGCCACCCGTATAGGACGTGGATGTGGATGCAGCTCGGTATCCGACCTCTACTACAAGGCGGTCTCCAAGGGTCGGCGTTACGTTCGTAAGCGTTATACTGAAGTTCTCATTAACATCCTGCCACCCACGGTTAGCCGCTGTACCTGTTGCCATCTCTGGCGGTGCGGCTGCGGTGTTATCACTTGCTGCTACCGCTGCAATCAAATCCCCAGCGTGTGAGGCTTTTTCTGAGCCATCATTATTAACGATTCGAGCGTGGATAGCATTGGTCGCATTAAACAAAGCGTTGGACTCTATGCTCCGCATTTGCCCTTTAATAGTCCCTGAGATAGGATTAGCACTAAGGGGGTCTGATACATACTGTATAAGGCCCTTAGTAGATGGGTTGGTGCTGGATACCTTACTGCGGGCCTTAGTGGCCATGGCACTACTTATCTTATCCGCCTTGAGTATGAGCTTGTATTTGTCCATCGTCGTGATAGACGTCCACAAACTGGAGCCGGCGACCGTTACGGGTGCCGCTCCGCTACTGGGTAGATAAAAAGTCGTTGCCATTTATTTAATACTCCCCTAATAATTAGCCAACGCTATTGCCTTTACATTGGATTCCCATGTCTGATGAGCCGTTGACCAGTCTTTAATGTTCCCTACATAGTTTACTGTTCCAGATATGGTTACAAAAGTTCCGGTTCGTCCATTGGTAACATCATCATAAGTCTTTTCAACGTCCACGTCTAAACCCGCTGCGATTAATCTATCCCTCGCATTTCTGAGCTGTGCTGGGGTGTACTTATCATCTAAGCCGGTTACATACAGTTTAATATACACGTCGATGGTAGTTCCGGTGTTGTTGCTTCGTCCGCGTTCTATTACTTCAATCGTCATATATATTGCCTTTTTAGCAACTTTTGCCGGCTAAGGTTACGTAAGTGTGAGTAATACCACCGGAGCCGCTGAATGTCATCATAAGGCGGGCTGTCTTAGCGACAACTGCCCCAAAATCATATTTGAATGCTCCGCTTGGTATGAGAGTTGGTGATACTGTTGTATGGTCGAAATAAACCCCTGTGATAGGGTCTTTAACTTGAAGTTTGGCCGTCATAACCGGGCTTCCTGAGCTTGCGGTTGAGGCTTGGAAGTACGCAGATATGTTATAAACACCGGAGATGTCAAAGTCTTGACCGGTTACTGTTGCGGTGAATGCTGAATCTGTTAATACAGGTGTTGTGGCTGTATAGTTCTTAGTTTTCTCTATCATGCCTTCTAACTCCTTATAAATTTATAAAAAAAATATGTAGAAGACCCGTTGCAGGGTCTCCGTTACTTAAATACCGAATGCTATCCAACTAACAAGAACAGCGGGACTTGCAGCAACCGAGATGTTCCCATTGAGTAGGGGTGTGGCTGATACTGCGGCTGTCATGGTCGGAGTAACCGGACTGGAGACAACGAAGCCCATTCCGAGTACCGTTGTGAATCCTGTGGCTAATGGTGTGCCCGCTACTGGAGCGGACTGCATTGTGCCACCGGTTACAAGAATACCCGGAGTGGCTGGGTTCCCAGCCATCTTGGCTATCTCAGTGTGGATTTTAGCCCATTTATCACCCGGTGCGGTTCTTAATTGCTTGGTGGTTCTAACCATTGTTTATACCTCCATCCAAGCCTTATTAGATTCCAGATGACTTGTAGGTTATTGCGTTGGGCACCTTTAGGGCTATACCCATTTCTGCGAAGATTTCAATCACGATATTATGCGGATATTTCTCTTCAGTGTACCGATTCACGTTAATACGACTGTCCTGAGGGTTGCTCGAGAAAGCGGGGTCGGTGAACTTGTAAACGGTCCCTGCGGGGTATCTGGTGTCGAATCCAAGATAACTTCCATCTGTTAACTGCGTAGAGTGGGTGTTTACGATTTGCACACCGTTAACGGGTGGTAATGTCCTTGTAGCTCCTCCTGTGGGGTCGATAGCCCAATTCCTGTCTATCTGTTGCATATATTTCAGGAATGCGTAGTATTGTGTTTTATGGAGATAGAGCTTATTCAGTTCGTAAGGGAAGCCCTCAATGTCCATAGTCTGTGCAAAGGTCATTATATCAGTAACCGGGTCTGCATCTGAGTCAGTCCATACTTTGGTTCCTGATACCTCCGTTATATCGTTAACTACTCCCTGTAAAGAGAGCACGATGTCGTCATTTATCTTTTTGGCGATTCCGAAGCTAACGCGGTCGTAAGCACGGGTCAATTCATCAATGAATGGTGCTGTACGCAGGTCTCTCTGTGAAATCTTCAATTCGTAGCCGAAACGGTTAAGCGTTCCCATTTTCATACTGATAGGGCTAACATCAACAGTAGTGAGCTCAGCAAGTTCAGTAAGGTCCAATGGAACACCCATTGTCCCAGCGGTCATGTCTGCACCGGCATTGGTTACATCTTCAAAATATACAAAAGATGTAGCTTCGGTGTTAACGATGGGGAAAACGTCTAAAAAGTCAATCTGTTGCTCCAATTTCTTGTTAACGATACCTTCGACGATTCTGGGTTGAATCGCAAGCCGGGGGTCAAGTGTAAGTACAACCATAGTTTATTCCTCCTTTAATTTTGATAATAAGTTATATTTAGGCTGCTGATGGCACATAGCCGAAGTATCCGAGCAGAACAGGCAATTGAATATCTGCCGAGGCTGCTACATAAGCGAGGGCTATCCACTTGGAACAGGTTGTTACAAGGGGTGTGCCTATTGCTACGTAGTTAGGGGTGGTTGTGCTGTGGCCTACAAGGTCGCCGGCTGATATTACGCCTACACCATCGGATTTAAAGGTGTCCACGCTTTGGCCATATAGGGCAACCGTGGCGTATCTTCTCTGGTCGGCTGATGGGGTTACGTTTGCTCCTGAGGCTCCTGTTATGGGTGTCATTTTCCCATTCACTGGACTATCAACAACTTTTCCTATAATGTTCTTGCTTGCACCTACCGCTTTGGCAACGGTGGGCGTAACGGTTGTGGTTACGAGTTTAACAAGGTCATTTTTCTTGATTTCAGCATTCCAACTCATGCCTCCCTCAACTTTCATTCCGGAGGCGTCGTATATATCCGAAAGGGTTGCGACGCCCTCATCAAGTCGGAATGTTATTCTGGGGAGGTTTCGGTCAATTGAATATTTTTTAATTGCTACCATATTTTATTCCTCCTATAAAGTGTTTAATCATTCATCAGGTTCCAAGCCGAGCTGTTTCATGGCTTTATTGTACTCTTCGTCGCTGACTTCATCATCGGGGAGTTTTTTCTGGATTACTTTGTCCTTAGCGAACCCTCCTTTAATTTCATAGTCAACAACGGGCTTTGCAGCTTTCATCATCTTATCCAAGGCTTTAGGGTCGGCTTTAGCCATTTCCATTAAAGATTCCTCTTGGGCGGGAACGGCTAATCCAGCCTTAATATACCCTACAACCTTAGTTTTGAGCTTGTCTTCCTGTAAGTCAGCCAACTGAGCTTGTATTTCTTGTGGTACTGCTGGTTTGGTTTCCATTAGGTCATGGACAAGCGTAGTGAGCTTGTCTATGTCTTCCCGGAGTTTTCCAATCTCGGTTTCAGGTTCAGGGTCTCCTTCGGGCTCTACTGGTTCTCCAGTAGGCACGGCCTGTGGTTCGCCTGTTGGTTCCCCAGTAGGTTCTACGGGGTCTGCACCCTTAATGGGTTCATTTTCTGGTTTATCTACCATATTAATATCCTCCTGTGAACTTTTAGACATTAACAACATCTCTCCGTTAGGCTCAGACTTAACCAAGCATTCTTGGCAGCCTCCTCGCTCAACGTAATCGATGCGGTCTATGCCCTTTAATCGTTTAAATACATAATCTATGTCATTTCTTTCGCATTCATCGGACTCAAACGGTCCCTGAATACTAACAGCGGGTAATTCACCATTGGCTTCTAATTCCTGGACTGCGGGGTTCGTGATTTCTTTTTCCAAGATGTATATGGCTTCGCCGTCGGTTCCAATCTTCTTAACCTTACCGATGTTAGACGGGTCCAATTTCTTTAAGAGTGGATACCGTTTGAGTAAGGCTTCATCGAAGTGTTCAATGCCCATATTAATACCATCGCTATTCAGTTTGTCTCTCATAAGCCTAAAGGTGGGTATTATGGTCTCCTTAGGGACTGCGAGGACTTTAGGCTCGCCGTTTATATAGAGTTTGTGTTTACCCGGGGCCCAAGCTTTGGTCGCCTCAAGCCAATTGGTGGCTGCAACGGTTGTGGATGCTGGTTCAAAGGTGCTGCACGTAACGTTATTCTTAGTCAACCATGCTTTAGCAGCCGCTGGTGTAAACGTGGTCTTTGAGAATCTGTATGCCTGTGTCTCGCTCTTACCGGCCTTTATACCCAATATTATGGATACACCCGGACCGAGCGTCTTACGAGCAAAGCTATCATATCCTTTCGGGTCTTTAACTCTGCAAGCGTGTTCATTCGGGTATGGCATTATCACGCCTCCTTAACGTTTATTTCAAAAATAGTATTTAACCGTAAAAATTGGAATCTTATAATCGTTATCACATCGCCTTTCGCCTCCCGCCCTTCTTCTTGGGATTCTTTATGATTCTAATGTCATCCTTCTGCCCCACGAACCGTATACGGGCTGCCTGTTCCTCTGGTGTTAATACGCGGGGTGTGGTCTTCTTTAAAACTGGTTTCGCCATCTTATCTTCCTCCTTTTTTGAAATCTTCATCAAATTTATCAGCCATTGCTTGTAGTTCCTTTAAAGTCTTATCGGACTTCATATCCAGCCTCATACGGAACATCCGAGGCAGACTGAAGTTAAACCATAATAGTGGGTTGTCCTCGACCTTTAAAGCAGCGTGGCCGGGTCCTACGAAGTCATCGTACCTCATAACCTCTAATAAATACTTCTTATCCGCATCGTGCTGTTTTGCTTTGTTTAGCACCTTAACCGCATCTTTAAACGGCTTGGAACTATCATAAACATAAAGGCACGTTCCGCGGTGCTTATTCTGTTTAATCTGATAATAAAGCGTCATAGACTCGCCATCCCCACCTCGAGGGCTTTTTGCTCTGTATAGTCATAGAGCATCTGTTCTAACTCTGAAAGATAACTCCTCACCTGACCCCTTAAATCCTCTGGAATCTGTGTATAATCAATATTATCCCTTAGGGCCTGTATAGACGAGCCGAAAGTCTCATTAACCCAATTTTCAATGCTTAATCTTTCGCCTGGATAAAGTTTTTCATTCTGGACCGCATCTTCAATTATAGCGTCTCCGAAGAAGTTACGCATCGAGTTACCTTCAGTCTCGCCCATACTGAGCCCGTCGTCGATGTTAATGAGCCTAAATTCGTTTACTCCGCGGGAGTCCACTGTGGTCTCTATCATGTAATTGCCCATGTGTCCGTCCGTGTTATTGATTAGAACATCTTTTACAATACTATCAATACCGGGTTGGAGTAATTCGGGGTTATCTGGGTCTAATATCTCTGATGCGGGTCCCCATAGTGATTCCCAAGTATCTCCGCCCGCGTCTTGGGCATAGGAGACCCAGAAATTTCCCTCCGCATTCCAAGCGGATTCGGTCGTCTCTCCATCCCCTAACATATCAAACAAAGCCGGGTCGGCCTGTTGCAGCCATTCACCACTCTGCATACGTATATTTTCGGGTGAGGTGAACTTATCGTTGTTGAATGCATCTGTTATGGCTTTTCCGAGTTGCTCGTTCTCTGATTGCTCGTAACTAACCGCCTTTGCATACCAATAGGTTCCATCCTTGTCTGCGAAGTAAACAGGACTGTTCATGCTGTCCTCAGAGGCATGGCCCTCAATATAATCACTTATAGGTGAATCGTAAAGGTTTGGAACCTCCCTTGGTCCTGGTACTGCTCTTAGTTCCTTGGTTGCTTCTTCTATGCGTAGTTGTTCGGCGGCTGCGTCTTTGGCGTGTGTTTCGGCCTCCGCTACCACATTGTCCCACATTGAGCGATATACTGTCTGGAAATCAAGATTCGGGTTATTAGCGGCGATGTCTTCCCATATACCGGGACTCTGGGCCCTTAATTCTTGGAACATATATGTATGAGCTGCAACGCCGTCGTCTGGGTACATTCTTTGGCCTTCGGCGAGTAGTTGGTCCTTCAATTCCTTATACGCCCAGTTATAGTCATCTGTCATGGCATCGGCTAACTCTGAACGTCCGAATATGCCTAATTCATCCATTGCTTGCGGTGTATCCGTTCCAAACCGCATATAATACATATTACCCTCGGCGTCGTAAGACTGGAGTTCTGCGATATTAGCCCGCATCATAGCCGCCACGTCCTCAACGTCGAATGCTATGTTACCACCCGGACCTGTTGCCCAGTCTCCTTGCTGGATAATCATATAGGAGTATTCTCTGCTAAATCTGAACTCGCGAAGCAAATATTCATCACTTAATTTACCCGGTCCAACCCCGAAATCACGCATAGACATCCCACGAGTGTCCATTACTGCTCCTCGGAGCATACTGGTCTGCTGTTGCTGTATAGCGTACTCATAGGACGCCGTATATCTTTCATTTGCTAATACTTCCTGTGCGGCCTTCACTACATCCCGGGCCTCCTTATACTCAGGCGAACCCACCTTATCAGATAGTAATGACATCTCTTCCTCTGAGAGTAGTCCTCCACGCTCCGATTTGGCAAGGGTCTCTGCTATGGTCTGCACGTCTTGACGGTACTGTTGAACCTCCTCAGCAACCGTTAATTCAGGTTTCGCTTCCTGTGCTTCTATTACTGTTAGTTTAACGGTGTGCATGGTCTCGTCAATCGAATCCACCCGGAATGTAAGGTTCCTGTCCAATAAGAGCTCTGCTTCCCCTTGACGGGCTGCAACCTCTTCAAAGTACCCCGCTTGCCAATCCTCCGTATATTGGAAGAAATCAACAGGCAAGGCATCCGTACCACTCGGCACGGTTATCTCAGCACGCCAACTGTCCATAGGCAAATTAAGAGTGTCAATGGCTGTATTAAGTCCATCCTCGGTCATTGCGGTACTTACGAAACTGGGGTCTGTCCAGACCGTTCCAACCGTGCAATCGTCAAAGGCGGTTGGACTGTACGCCCTAACCACAGTAATATCCTGTTCAAGACCCCATGAGACATTCATAGCATCATCAATATTGTTTATCTCTTTAATCAACTCTACGTACGCCTCTGAGTCAGCCGGGGCCGTATCACCCGCTAACCATGTTTGCAATTCCTCCGGGCCTTTAGGGAGGTCTTCAAAGTTCTTTAAAAACCCATTAATCTCGGTTGAACCCGAGGATTGGTAATAGTCGAACGACGCTTGCACGTCCTCAAAGTTAGAGAGTGATGTGATGTTCTCAAGCCCACCGGGTAGATAATCATTGGCCATAGCAGCATAGGCGTCGCCCAAGTCCGTGAATGTTGGTCGTATGCCAACTCGCCATAAAACATCCTGAGCCTCTGGATGCTCTAATCGTGCTAAGGACTCGTTTACTTCGGTTAAAGTCATCTTATCATAGATAATACTCTGCTCTGGGCTTAATTTCTGTCCCATGCTTATGTTTTGCATTATCTGGTCCATTACTTGCTGGTCTGAGGTAACGAGGTTCACTAAGTCCTCGAATGAAGTGGGAGTTGGTGGAATTTCGGGGTCCGGAAACGGGTCGTTACACCGGCAGCCGAAGTGAGGTGGCTCTGGATAGTCATCGGCGGGGTATGGGCCGCCCGATTCCAAATCGGCACAGTCTTCACAGACTGATTCGTCTCCTTGCGTAACCCATGGGAATACGACCCCTAATCCGTATGATTCGGTTAGGCTGCCCTGCTTTTCGGCTTCAATGCCTCCAAACATTCCCATCTTATCAGCGATGTTCTGCTCGTTCTGGAATGCTATGTTCTCTGCATAGGGACGGGCTGATATTATATTCTGAGCCTTAGCCTCACCAATCATCCCATTAAGGTGTGTTATGTCATTAGTATTAACAATAGGCCCGAATGCTTGCCCTAAATATGTTGGAAATGGTATAATTGGCTCGGCAGCCTGTAACATCTTCTCTTGCCCTGATAGGGGCATTGCTGCGAGGGATAGGCTCATGAAGTAACCTATACCAGCGTTTAGTTCTATCTCACGCTGAAACCGCTGGAAAATAGGATTAGAGTCTAATAAACTTATCATTTCAATATCCGTCCATAAGTGTCCATAGCCTTATCAAGCCTTAACTGTTGCCTTAAACGACCACGCAAGCGTAGTCCAATGTCCTCAGCGTTATCCTGTTGCTGTGCAATCAAATCAGCGAGGTTCGCCATATCCGGCTGCTTAGGCGTGGCCTTGCCTATAACAGCCAATGCAAGTTCGGTTCGTTTCATCCCATCCTGAAACCCTTTAGTAACGTATTCAAGGGCTGTCTGTTGCATATCTTTGATAAAGGTGTCAATCCTACTGTCTAATTGCTTAATCTTACCATCTGTGCCCGTCTTACTGACTAATATCTTATCATAATCCACGTAAACATCTTTAAGCAACGCTAACAAAGCAGCCCTGTATTCTACCTCTATATCGCTGGGCTTACCCTCACCCATGGTTAGGTCGGGCTTAAAATCCAGTTTAACAGGTGCTGGAGTGGGTGCCTTAGCGGCTTCGACGATTAGGTCTTCTAATACGTCTTCGCGTATCTGGAGCCAAGGAAACTCAAATTCAGCATCTGTCATGGTTAGAATCCTCGTAGTATGCCACGTTCCTTCATGTATTGCTTAACGCCGGCTATTAAGTGCGAATCGTCATGTGCTCGGGCCTTAACCGTTTGTACATCCTGCGGGTTGGCTATGGGTGTCTTAGCAGTCTCCGGCTGAGCTGTGCTGGGTGCTGCTTGTCCTACCGGGTTAATGCCACCCGGTGGGATGGGTGGTACAATATTAACAGGGGTGGGTGGACCGGGTGCCTTTTCCTTAAAGTCCACATTAACATCGGTGAATTGCTCAACCGCCTCTTTAACAAGGTCTTGGAACCATTGCTCATCCCCAGAGATGTTCCCGTACTGGAAGTAGGGTTGTAAAGCATTCAACAAGCCTATAACATCTTCATCAGTAACCGTCTCGAAGCTAAAGTTCGGATACTTATCAACATTGTAATTCATGTCCACTAATTCCTTTATCTTCGATTCAAAGAGCGATGCGATGTCCTCATGAATACCATCCAAGACCGTTGCGAGTACGTCCGCATGAGTCTTACTTTGGGCATAGCTGCCTGATGCTTCGGTCTGTCCCAGTATAAGGCTTCCTATCATGAAGCGACGGAAAATCATGGTATCATGGTAGGCGATAGCACTTTGGAAGCCCTCTCCCTTCTGCCCTGTCTCAAGGAGTCCGAGTTCGTCGGCTATATTAGTAACCATGTTCGTACGACCCTCCTTAATCTGGTCGAGGCTATCCATCATCTTGGATTCATCCGCCGGGTTAGCAATCTTCCCATAGAGTGTAGGGCTCTGTAATTTCTGTAAAAAGATATTGTACCATTTTAGTATCTTCCTTTTCATAAACCAATGGTCATACACCTGCTTCAGGATACTGCGACCATATTTGTTCCCGAACTCCTCATCAAAGCTGTATATAAGACACTTTTCGGGTGGTATCTCCACATAGCCCTCTATACCGCCATAGTATTGACGTATGCTCTCTACGTCGCCATACTCATTATAAACGAAACAACTATCCAAGGTCTCTATGTCGATAGATTTAACATCGTCCCACACAATCTGATTCTTAGCGTCATCATAGCGATATATAATCTCTGATATGCTGAAACCATAGGGAATAGCGGTGTAAATGTCTTTGCGGATACGTCGCATGGTTGTTTTCATGTCTCCGAGCATATCTTCCACGAAATCCGCAACCTCTTCATTAAGGGTCTGTTCTGGGCTTTTAATGGGTTCTATGGGTGTGGGTTTGGGTGGTTCTGGAACGGGTTGCCCTGTCAAAGGCGATACGGGTTTATCGGGTTGTATGGATGGTGATGTTGTTTCAAAGGTAGGAGCAGCAGTCCCTTCTAATGTAATGATGTTAGGCTCCGCAGTATCCTTAGACAACACCTCAGGAACCGGCTGAGTTTCATCCGGCTGCATTGGAACCTCCTCAACCTCTAAGATATGCTCACTGGCTGGCGTTATAATAAAGTCCTTCGATAAAAGGGTGTATGTTATAAGGTCCAACCCCGCCCTGATTTGAGCATCCAAGTCCACCATACGCTGATAATCCTCAATGCCTCTGTCTGGATTGTACGTTTCGCCAAACATCTGCCCAAACCACGTTTCTTTCGGCTTACTTAATCGTTGGCCTAATAGGCGTGGTAAGGTCTTAGATGGGACGTTGCCGAGTGCTGAGGCGGCTGCTCGTAATCTAAGGGTTGTTCCTTCAAACATGATACTATTCACATCCTTATATTGCGTCTAACTTAATGAACTTGAACGTAACGCCTTCAATCCTACTATGGGCAAAAGACTCGAAGCGTTTAGGAGCGAACTGCATCGTCGATGGTTCTGGAGGTATTTGCTTGTCGTATTCCTTCAGATAATCCCTTAGTAAGTCAGTTACGTCTTTATGCTGCAAATTAGTCGCAAGCAATAGGCCGTTCAATTCAAATATTTTTAGTTGTCTCACCGTCATTTAAATCACCTCATACTGTTTGTTACCTGTCCTCTAATGTATCTGAGGTTTCACCAGCCTCTGATTCGTCATCGAAGTAACCATCATCTATATAATCCCACACATACCGTTTCATCTCCATTCGGAGTTTGTGAGCCTGCTGTTTCCTTATCTGCCTGATACTATGACGCCTACGCTTACTATCAGCACTCATACTAACCCCTACCAAGTTTAAGGTCATGCCAAGTCTTCTGTTCCTTCTCAAAGACCACTAACCCCGGATAAAAGTGAATGCCCTGCAATGAGAACGTGAAATCCAATACGGCTTGCTCTGGGTTCATGTCTTGGGTAACATTCAAAGAATCTATCAACTTCTTAGCCAAAGCCATGAACGTGAAGGGCTGGTCCTGTCCGCCTCCATACGCCGGCCAATAACTGGTATAAACATCCTCACAGACATAGATACCATTCGGCTGGACGTGTGGGTACAGTTGCTCGAAAGACTGGATTTGCTGTCCCATAACATGGCTGCAATCGTCGATTAAAATATCAACCCGTGGCATCGTGGCCTTTAGGTCGTCTAAAACTTCGGGTAGGTTCACATCACCAACGTATAATGTAATCTGGTCATCCTCCACACTCCTCGCGGTGTCTGAGATGTCCACACCCATCACCTTGCAGTTTGGGCCGAAGTAATCACGCCACAGCTCCAAAGAACCGCCCTTATACGCTCCAAGTTCCAATACGTGCACATCAGTCCCTATATACCTATCAAAGTGCAACGGGTACACCCTGAAGAAATTGGGCGGCTTGTTAACCGGCCTACGCACATTAATCGTCTGTGCAATCGTTTCCATACTATCCATAAAAAATTACTCCCCTAATATCGCTCCTTTACTCAAAAACCACGGTCGAATTATGTCCAATGACGAATCCGAGTCCAATCCATCCGCCGATACATAAATTTCTTGAAAGAAGCACGGAGCACGCTCCGATTCTTAACGGCACCCGCAAACTTCTTAGAATCTTCTGGCATTGCGACGTTCTCCGTGTATATAATCCCAATCCGCAAAGTCATACGTACTCTTAGACGTTACGCCTTGCATACGTGGCTGTACTGCGAAGGACAGCATCATTTCAGTCGCGTCAAGCATATCGTCATACCTTCCCTTGTTGAATGTTAAAAACTCGCCCGTAAATGCCTTGGTTAATGGGTGGTTCGTAGGAAGCCACACTTTATGATTCGCGAACGCTAAGAACCGCTGCTGAATGCGGGCTGTTTTGTCCGTTGTATGCGGTATACTGACTATTGGTAGGTTCCTTGTGGTTAGTATCTGTTGTGGGAGTGCCTTTTGGTAAGCAACGTCCTCTATGCCTATGGTTACGGGTCTGTGCTCATCATGTTGCTCTATAACCCGCGTTACCTGTGTAGGGAAGTCTATATGCTCCCTTGTCCAATCAACGATGTACACGTCTTGGGTTTGGTTATCCACCCATCCTGTGCATGAACAGGTGTAGTCGGCTGTATCTCGCTCACTTATAGCCAAATCCCATGCCTGATAACACGTATAACTTGTAGGGTCTTTGGGGATAATATCGTAATATTGAAGCCAATCCTCTTTAAGAAGCCCACCTTCGGGCTTTTGTGGATTGCCCTGATATAGGGCGTTGAACCAGTAATCGCCTATCTCTTCACGTATTATCTCGAGTCTATCTATCGGATAACGCTCAGGCCATAATGCCTCGCCCTCCATGCGTCCTAATGGGTCATCCTGTTCTGCAATAGCCGGCAATCGAAGAACCCTCCAGTCCTCGCCTGATTCCTGTAATATACGCCCGGCCAAATCATCTTCATGCCAACGCGTTAAAATCAAGAAGGTGGATGCTCCGGGTTCTAATCGGGTGAAGGCGGTGGATAGGTACCATTGCCATGCTGCCTCCCGATATACTTCGCTTTTTGCTTCTTTATCGCTCTTAATAGGGTCGTCTATGACGAATAGGTTGGCTCCGCGTCCTGTTATAGCACCACCAAGTCCTGCGGTGTTCATACCACCCATACGGTTAAGTATGTCCCACCTATTCCTTGCACTGCTTTGTGTGTCTATGGTTAGGCCAAACAAGTCCGCATTGCGTGTTAAAACATCACGTGCCTTAGCACCCCACGATGCTGCAAAGTCCGCCTCATAACTGGCTAAAATAACTCTATTGTCTGGATAGTTGGCTATATACCAAGCCGGTGTGTATTCGCTAATCAATGTGGATTTACCGTGTCTTGGTGGTAGGATAACAATTCCCCGGCTGTCTGGAGCCGTGGCTACATCGATAATAAAATCTGTGATTGCATAAAGATGGCGGGCCGGCTGCCAATGCTTATTCGTGTCGCTTATCGCCAGTCTCATCGGAGTCAGAAGCTCGTCCACTTCCCTCGAGCTCTGTAAGGAGCCGGGAAGCTGTTTTCCTAAGCTCCGGGTCTGCAAGGATTTTCTTCGCATCATCCGATAACGTCGCCTCCTTCGTTAATTTACCCTCATGCTTCATCTCCACCCTCTGCATCTTACCAAACTTCTGAGGACGCGTCCTCTCAAGATACCAAGCACACGCCGTCCAATTACCAGCCAAACAAGCCTCACGAACCGGCGAAAGCCAAACATCAACAGCCCGCTCCCTAGCCTTTTTTACAGCGTCCGAAAAGTCCTTATATCGTCCAGAACGGGCTGTGCGGCCTTTGCGTAGCCATCCGTAGAAGGTTTCTTTGCCTATGCCTGCGAGTGTGTAGGCTGTTTTGTCGTAGTGGCCTTGTTCTAGTGCTTGTATTATCTTTTGTTGGGTTTTTGGGTTGAGTTTTCCTGTTCCCATTTTGCTTGTTCTCCTGTCTTTATTTTGTGTTTTGGGTGTCCCATTGGGTGTATATGTAGAGGGCTATTGCTATCCATGCTATGGCTGTGGGGATGTGTTCGTAGGGTGATTCGGTTACGGCGGTTATTATGAGGGTGGTTGCGACTGCGAGGAGTAGTGCGGTCATGTAGTTTTTTTCTATCATTTTGTTTTTTTTCCCTTTTTTTTGGGGTTTTATGAGTGGTAGGATGGGAGTTTGGAGGTGTATATGTAGTAGGCTATCCATGCTATCCATAGTCCGCTTGCCATGTGCATTACGGCTCCGTAGAAGATGGCTATGTCGTCTTGTATGAGTGGGTTGAAGGTGATTACTCCTTGGGTTACTGTTATGATGCTCCAGATGGCTATGTAGATGCCTAAGGTCGATAAATTAAACTCTCTTCTTTCCATATTTTATCACTTGTATATGTAGCTTAATGTGGCTAATATGACTGCTATGATGGCGACTATGATTGGCAGTAGTCTTAGGTTGGTGTCTCGGTCTATGTCTTCGTGTCGTTCGCTCTTTCGTATTGCGGCTTCTGTTGCGTCCTCGGCTAATTTGGTTTTCCTTTCTAATTCTTTGATTCGGTCTCTTATGTTGCCTAACTGGTCGTTGAAGGTGTTAACGGTTCGTCCTATCCTTATCATCCTTCGTGAAATTTCTATGCTTTCGGTTGCGAGGTCGTCGAGTTGTACGCCGGCGGCTGCTAATCCGCGTTCTACTCCGGTTACTCTTTGGGTGTCGCTGAGTTTGCTGGGCTGTTGCATCTCTGTTAATGCTTCTTTAACCGCCCTTTTGATTTCCGAGTCCTTTAAACGTTTTTCCTTCCTTTTTAGTTTATCTTCATCAGAGGGTGTATTATCTGAGTTGTTACTGTAATACTGTTCCATTCCTTGTATGGGTGTAGCATTTTTGTTATTATCATTATTAACCATTTATCCGTGTCCATTAAGATTTATCAATATTATAATAAGTTTAGGTGGGGTTACAGGCTCTTGGCATCCCTCAGCACTTTTAAAATAGTTGTAGGTGGGTGGCTGAGGGTGTAGGATGAGAAACCCTGCCGGCCCTGTAACCCCGGTGATATACTCAGAAACCGAGTTACTGTTCCTGAGGTGGCTCACTTTGAACTTCTGGGACCGCTTGGCCCTGTTCCTTAACATATTCACGTAAAAACACTATAATCATACCGAATATGACAGAAACCCATGCCCAGAGTCCGGATTGTGGTATTAAAACCGCAATGGAGGGTGCTGAGCTTATAAGAGCTGTTGCGAGGATTAGAAGTATTGCATTCAAAAGACGATATTTAGGGTCCATACTGTTTCACCTCCCTTTAAATTCTATTTCATCTTATCAAATTGACTTAATGCCAGTTCCACATCATTTCTCTGGACTGTTACCCTTTTAGCGTGGCGTGCGTTCCTCCATGCGAGGGTGGCTATATTCTCCGCGTATTCTTCCAACGCTGCCTTTAGGAACTCTGTACCATCATAAGAAACTCTTATGGGCCCGGCTTCCTTGATTATCTTCCATATTGGCCTATGTTTCAACTCCATGTTAAATCACCTCCCATGGGTACATTATCCCATCCGCGGGTGGACCTTGTAGTACAAGACCGCAATGGTGGCATACGACCTCCGCACGTTTATAGTCCTTCATAATGTCCTGCGAGTAACATTCAACGCACGTGGAGATAGGTAAACCTGTTATTAAGGTTAGATTATGCTGGAAATAATCATTAGCCGTCGCATAGGGATGCGTTACCATAATTCCAATCTCCGATTTAAACCTTTTATCCTTACTAATAACCGTGGAAAATAAAACTCTATTCCGTTCACGCCTAACCACGACCGATTCTATCTGTATATCGTCAATGCGGTGAGCTCCAATCATTGCCGTTCCCATCTTCTTTAACTCTGTCTCCCGCCTGTTTTTCCACCTATAAGCCCGCTGGTAGTTTCTTTTCTGCTCGAGCAACGCTTCCTTCTTACAGGTGTCAGAGCAGTATTTACTGTTCCCATGACTGTACTCGAACCAGTCAGGGCACCATTTACATTTCCGCCATATTTCGGGCGTTGCCGTTACATAGGCGGGCGTTACGGTGGACATTTATCTAATTCCACCTCTTCGGCTTGGATATGGTAATATACACCTGAATTGAAGAGTTCATCCACTTTGCGGCTTGCATCGTAAGGATTTTTATAGAACTTAATAAAGGTGTTTCCGATGGTTATATCTTCATCAGTGCACCATATGACCCTATAACACATTTTTATTCTACCTTTGTGAGTTTATAATCTATCAGAGGATGTTCTTTGAAGCCAGAGGGCTTAAACGCTAAGAGAAAGACTCCCGGGGTCTCCCAGTCATCCTCCGCTCTTAGAATCACCATATCTTGAAATATGAATAAAATGTCGCCAACGGTATAACGCCAATAGTCGTAGGGGAAGTCGTGCTTTGGGAATCCCGGGCCACGGGTGGTTAGTATTATGCATCCGCCGGTTTTAACCACGCCTTTAAGATTGTGGATTACATCTTGCCAGTTTTCCACGTGTTCCATTAACTCCGTGCAAACCACTAAGTCGAACGCACCCACCCCGAATGCGTCTATCAGGTCCTCAGCATTCACGATTTCATCAACACCCCTTCCTTCTTCGATGTCCACACCTATATATTCCTTAGGCTTCATCTCTTCGATTAATGGTCTTAGGGAGCCGTTCAAATCTTTGCTACCTACTTCTAAGACTGTTTTATTGGTTATCATGGCTTCTGTGAGCTGGGTTTCGCCAAACATCAAACAAGATACATGACACATTTTAATCCTCCTTGCGGTCTTTTTTCTTTGTTTGGCTTGCTTTTTTTAAGATTTTAAACCATTCGGCTTCGCTAACCTCTTTTTCATTATAGAAATACACGTTCTCCATCCTTAATCCTCCTTAAATTCTTTAGACTGAGTTATTTTGATTTCTAAGTTCACTTCAGAGCGTATATAAACAGGCCACGGCTCGTTAATGGTCATAATCATGTCAGCGTCTGCTGAAGCATTAAAATCGAGATATAAGTCTTCACCGTCCTTTAATTTTTCTTCTAATAACTCTATTAATGCCCTTTTTTTTATAGGATACCGCATTCTAACGCCTCCTTTAGTCGAAATACCACTCCACGAACTGCTTATCACCATACACGATACTATAATAGTGTTGTTTCATCATAGGATGCGGGTTAGGGTCTCGTTCCATATATTTCTTAAACTTCATACGCTGCTCGTTTTCAGGAATAGACCATCCATAATGCTTAATATGTAACCCCGATGGTATAAGTGGTTCCGGGCTGTTTATCGGCGTCCTGCCTCCGTGTAGGGCTGCCGGGCTCCATTGGTAGTTCACTTGGGGTAACCAGCGTACCATACAGAGCATTTGCTTTTGTACCGGGTTCCATCCCCTGTCGATGCGTACGTGCTTCTTATCGCCCCAGAACTCCCAGAACTGGAAGTAATAGCCATTCACTTCATCTTGGGCCATCATCTGGTCCTTAACGGCTGGGAATCGTTTATCCATTTCCTCGTCCGTATCTATGGCTAAAACCCAATCTTGGTCATGTCGTGGTAGTATATCAGTCCATAGGAACGACCGTAACTCGTTTTCCGCTTCCCAGAACGTTGATTCGTTGTTTCGGTAATAGAAGATGTTTTTATGCTTTTTAGCGAAATCTTCCATAATCTTTTGAGTGTTATCCTTACTTCCATCGTCCAATGCCACTATCTGGTCCGCATAGGTCAAGACTTCGGGTATGAAGGTTGGTAAGGTTTTCTCTTGGTCTTTAATGACCAATGCAACGGTTAAAATATTAGTGGGTGGTTTGTCTATGAATCTGTCATCAACGAGGTTAGTCTTCATCTAAGACCACCTTACCATAGCACCGGCCGTCTTGAAGGAATTGCTGCCATTTCTGCTCGAAATATTGCTTACTATTAAAAACATAAGTCTGAAGTACCTGTTCACGCTGCTCCGTTTGCTGATGCAAGTGTATTAAGAAGCTCTCAGGCTGATAACGGATTTTATAGCCCTCCCACCGAGCTTTATAGCTAAAGTCGGTTTCCTCGTAGTATAGGAAGTATCCCGGGTCAAAACCACCCCACTTCTCAAACAAGTCCCTACGTACTGCGTAAACAGCTCCAGAGATTGTCAGACAGTCTTCTGGTTCGTTGAACTGTCCCTTATCCTCTTTTCCCCAATAATGGTTCATTTCTGGCTCTGCATTGGTCCCCCAGACACAGGCAGCCATTATCTGATTCTGATGGTTTAAAAGCTTAGGGCCAACCACAGCAACCTTCTTATCATCCCTAAAGGCTTTTATAAGGGGTGTTATCCAATCAGGGCATTTATCATGGACTAATATATCACTATTCATAAAGATAATATATTCACCATCGCCCAGCTTAGCACCCTTGTTACAGGCTCCTCCGTATCCAAGGTTCCGGGTTGCCTTCCAGCCCTCCATAATATCAGGGAATCGTGCATTGGCCCGGGTTATGTAGTCATAACTCTTATCTGTGCTCGCATTATCTATTACAGTCATTTTATAGTCCGCAAACTCCGTTTTTTCCAATACTTGCGGTAACGCTTCCTTCATCAAATGTGCGGTGTTAAAGTTCACCAATACCAAATCCACCAAATAATCACTCATTAAATCACCTCTACTCCTTTTTTACTACCTCAATCTTGGGGGCCACGTCTGTGGGCTCTGTCATGCTCCTCGGAGGCATAGGTGCCATTTGAGGCAATTTCTCTTGCTCCATGTTCTGCAAATACTGAGCCATCATTGCTTGGTCCATGATATGAGCTGGATGCACTAATCTGTCGAGATAAACCGGAAAGCCGGCTTCTCGTATCCTTTCACAAAAGTAAACGTCCTCACCTTGCCAATGGGAGCCATACTCGACCCCGGGTAAGTCTAAAATGTCTTTACGTATCGCAGACACCGCCCCAGTCATACCCACCGACACCGGGCCACTGTATCGCTCACAGTCGATGTAAGGGCCGCGGGTTCCATCCCAATGAACATTATCGTGTGGGCAAAGGCCGTTAGATTGCTCGTATTCCCTGTACTGGAGGTATCTGAGGTCCCGGTGGACATAGGCGTTCTCACCATTCGGTAATTTGCCTGATTGTTCCATGAAGTTGTATGCCATGACACCCACCCATGGTCCGGCCTGTATAGGTCCATTAGGGATTACTCCGGCCGTCATGGGTAAACCCCAGTTTACGAGTGTAGAGATGTCCTTTGGCTGAATTATGATGTCAGAATCTATGGATACGATAACCTCGTCTTCCTCAGTCCTCATTTCAAGGAAGCGGTTGCGTAGTAATGAAAAATAAGAAAAGAACCGCCCAGCGAACCGGTTATCCCTCCAGTTCCCATTTGCGGTCCATAAAGAAATTTTGCGAAAATCAGTTCCACGCTCGGATTTAAAGTCTTTAAGCAATTGGAGCGTTTTATCCTTGCTATTGTTAACAAGCATCGCAAGGTGTATCTGGTCATTCGGATAGTCCGATTTATCAATGGCATTGAGCCAATGGGGAAGTATCCACTCCCGATTCTGTATGGGTCCGCCTATTAGGATGTTAGGGGTCATTCTAATAGCTCCGCTCACTACGTCCCATTAAAATAAGCACGTAAACAAACAGAAGCAGCCCTAATCCAACTAAAACGAGTAAAAAGTCAATTAACCATGCCATAAGAGCATACGGGTCCAATCAAACCACCTCCTAATGAAGTTGTATATATGCCTTTATTATATATAAATGTGCCTTAATGGACCCGGTGCCCTATATGTAGTGGTCTATTTACCGCAATTTCCTATCAAAGCCTTAACTTAATCAATGAACCTCCCTTGCCTTATAGCATCCCTTACACGCCTTAAACTGATTAACTCGGTGTCTATCTCCACCTTTTGATGATGTAAGGTTTTTATCCGGGCTGCAAGGATTTCCAAGGCCGTGGGCGACTCCCCAGTTTCCGGGTTCTTAGGAGGGTTTGAATCCCCAAAGAATGCGGATGCTATTTGCTTTCCAGCGTCTGCAACAGCCTCAACAGGTGATTTCTTGGGGTGTTTGAATCCGGGTGGGCCCGGGTGGAGTACAATATGTCTCCCCTCTGTTAGCACCGGTTCGGCGGTTGTCCCTTCCTCTTGTAAGTCCGGCCACGCCGTGGGCTCTGCTTTGGGGATGTCTGCGGGCTTTACTTCGCCCGGGTGTTTGAAGTTAAACTCCCTTTTTAGGCTCTTTGGGAGTTTGGCCTTGTTAATAAGCCAGCGAGACCCATCCTTAACCAGATACCGGTGTATAGCATCTTCAACGGCGTGAGGGGTTCTCCCGTGATTAGTGGCTATCTCACGTGTACTATATCCATGTATAAGCAGTCCGCGAAGGTCTCTAAGTCCTTTCAACGTCCACCTGTACCCACGACCACTTCTAATGCCCGCATACTTGGGCTTATCCATGTCTGGGTCTTTGGGCTTATGCGTCCAGCAGTAACCATTCGTATGGAGGGCTTCAGCCCTATCCAACGGTCGTCCGCATTCCTTACATTCCAATTTAATTGATTTTTCGCCTAAATCCATTCTAATCACCTCTTTTTTTATATCCAACTCGTCCGGGTTTAATTATCCCCTTTTGGCAATAGATTGATGTTTCCTTCGCCGTGAAGTTGTACTTCGTAGTTTTTTGCTCCATACAGTCTTAATGCGTGGGTATATACGAATTTAAGGATGGCTTCATCACTTGCAATAAAATCCATACGTGATTTACCCTTCTTTTTTGCAATAGACTCTAAATCCCATCCTAATGTTTGTTTAATGTCTTCAAAAAGGTTATCATAAAACTCAACCGAGTTAATGCCTTGTGTTTTGCAAATAGTCACCGCAAATAGCCATAATCGCTGTCTAATAGACGCATCTTGGAGCGTTCTCAGTTCTATCCCCTTCACGCCTAAAATCTTCTCAGTCAAGCGTAAATAGTTTGTAACCTCAGATACCGCTTCCTTAATCTCTCCTGAGACATAATAACCGTGCTTACGTATTTGTCGTAAAACTTCTAAAATAAAGTCCTGAAATTCTATCGCTTCCTCTGTTTTACTGTTCATTATGAAGGTTAAAACACCTGATTCTGTTAGAAACAGTTGCTTTCCGGAACCAAAGTCATCTACACCTTCGCCTGAAACAACAAGCATTGATGGAACCCGCATTACCTTATTAGTTCCATAATTTCTATCATCTGCTCTTAATTTGCTTGTCATCTTCCTTATTGTATTATCTGCGTATCCTAACACCTTACCTACGTTATAAGGGTCAAAAATTTGTTCCCCTTGGCATTCAAAGGTATATATGTCTGTCCCTTTCCAATCAAAGGTCATTGCTTCCATCAAATCACCTCAAATTTTTTATCCTTCAAATAATCCTCTAAAATCTCTACAAGCACAGTTCCCATCGTTATTTTCTTTTTCTTATTCTTTCGCCTTTCCTTTTGAACGTACAAAGCAAAAGAAGACCATATATTGTCTGATTCAATTGGTATCTGGATGGTTTTACATATCTCGGTTTTTCCAAGCATATTTTTTTAACCTCCTTATTAGGTCTTTGCTTATATTTGTATTATTGGTTTAAGTTTATAAATGTTTTGTTTTATAGGGACAAATACATAGTTAAATAGATAGAAAACTATATAGAGGCCGTTAATTTTAAATAGGAGGACGTACAACAGTTATTTGAAACGTGGTTGTTTCGGTCTCTAATACCTTGAGACGCTTTGAGCGGGCCTTTTTATCCCGGGTCTATCCTACTCATTCTAAAAGGGTTTTTGGCTCGCTCATTCTACCTCATTTTTTCTATGGCTTTCGCAATGTCCACCAAATTATATTTAACACCCACTATAACCCTTAAATCCTTCCAAACCTTAGCCCGGTCAATATGAACGTACATCAAGTCCTCCAGGGTCTTCTTTGGGATGTAGCCGGGTCCTAAGCGTATATATTTTTCATGCACCAATTTACTCCGTACCATGGCGGGCGTGCGGCCCGGGATTAGGGGTGCGAGTTCTTTAAAGTTCTTGAATGGTGCGTTCTCGAACAGAATCTTCTCCTCCTCCGGTGTCCATACCCGTGCTGGGTTAATACCTCTCTTATCCATAAAATTCACCTCACTTATAGCTAAAACTCTCTCATCACTACATTTAGGGCATTCATAGACGAACGTGCCCGGTGTGTTGCCATAGTAGAGTGTTATGAAGCCACCACACACTTTGCAGTTATGCTGGCCCTTAACTACCTTCCTATGGACTTTTACACCCTTATAATACAACGCCTCCATAATATCAGCCCTTTCGATAATTCCCGGTGCAATGGTCCCTTAAATTCATAAAGGGCATTGAAACGCTTATACGGGTAATGCTCTCTTCTATCATCGCCTGTTCATCTGCTGGTAGTTTATAGAACTCCGATGTTGGTATTATGATGTATTGGCCTCTCTTCATATCTGATTCGCACACGCAAACGCCTTTAGGCAATGGCATCCCCGTTAAGTCCTCAATCTTCTTAATCTCATCCTCTAACCGCCTCTTTTTATCATCCATTCTTATCACTCCTTTACGGTATATAACATCCCCACACCCGGGTTATGCCGGTCCAACTCCACCCAATGCCAATCACGCTCAGACAAGTCCAAGAAATCCTCCACAGCCGGAATCAACCCATTAAAACTCCCACCAGCGTAATCGGCGGGTCCGTTGGCTATATGGGTTTGGTGGACGTATCTCTTTGGGATAGCCTTTACATTGAAGTAAAAGTCCCTGTAACGGTTTTCTACGGTGTCATGGACGAAAATAAGCGGCGGCTCGCCCTTAAACTTTGCGTCGATTATCTGAAGCTCTTTGAGCAAAGTATAGTAGTTATGGTCGCCGTCGAGTATAATAACATCGTAGCGGTCGAGTTTGGGCAGTATCTCAAGGCTGGGGTAGTTATAAATATCCACCAATTCCGGGTCGTTAGACTCCTGCAATCTCACTTCAGGGAGTATAACGGGGTCCACAATGATAAGCCGCTTGTCTCCATCCTCTGGTAGTTCTTTAAGGTAGTTGATTATTTTGATGGTGTTCCATCCTTTAAACACCCCTACCTCGACGATAACCCGGGGCTTTGGCTCTAACAGGTCAAATATCGGTTTCTCAAGTTCATCAAAATAACGATAGATTCTAATCACCCCGATTGAACTCCATTACCCAATCAAACCTAAATTCATACTCCTTTTGCTTGCAGTCCTGTGCTAATTCCTCTAAAATGGCCCTAATCTCATAATAATCCATGGGAGTCTTAGAAAGTTCCATAGCCTTTTCATGAGCAATAACCAAGGCTTTTAATGCCTCCCTTAAATCTTCATCCATTTAAATCCCTCCGTTTGGCCTCTAAGGGCCTTAAAAAATTCAATAATTTCTGTCCTCTATGGTTTGCAGTTCTTTTATGAAACATTGTACCTTAACGCCATAAGAGACGTTCCCAGTCTCTATAATGATACGTATGCCAAGCGGAACGTTATCCAAGCCCATAGGTTGCTTCCCATGGGTTTCAAAGTATTCCTGAATGATTCGGTTGTTTTCGGCTTGCATATCGGGGTCGCTGTGTACTTTGCGAAGTAGTTTAATCTTCTCTTCCTGATTCCAGTCTCTACGTTCTGTTAATTTCAAATTGCCCACCTCTCAATGTTCCAAAGTTCGCCAGTTTCATGACTAATATATCCCATTTCTTCCAAGCGTTCTATGTATCCCGTTACTTGTTCTGAGGTCTTAATGTCAAGGGATTTCTTAATAAGAGTCTCTAAATCCCCTAAACTTGTATTGTACTCTCCCATGAACTTCTCAACGAAATCCTCGACCAGTTTGCGGGTTTTCTTATTCATTTTAGGCTTTGAATTAGGGTTATTAAATTGTTTTTTCTCTGAGGGCGTTGGCCAACTCCCATTCTTTTTAGGCCGTCCTACGGGTTTATGAGGGGCAACCCCTCCATAGGCTACATAGAAATCCAGAGCCTCCCCAAGTTCCCTACCTAAAAACCCATGCTTAGAACCGTACCTTTTTACAACGAAGTCCACGAATCGCTGCCATTTCTCTTTATCGACCCGTGGTCCGAGGGTTATTTTTTTTACCATATTGATAGTTTGGCCTCCTTTGCTTATAAACTTATGGCTAAATGGCTGGTTTAATGCAGCGTTTTAAAGGTGTAGCAAGCACATCCAAGCCTTTATATAGAATTAACCACATATCATAGTAATGGACCCTAAGACGTAAGCGAGGTAAATAAGACCCTAAGCGTGCTCCGTTGTCAGTTGGCTGCAAGTTGGAGACATGAATCTGATTTTAAGAAATTTTTTAATTCAACCATAATTATTAGAAATATCGTCCAGTATTCTTTAATCTGGTTTTTGCTTTGAAATATGGGATGTTTTTGGATTCCGGGCTCATCGACAAAAACTACAAAACTACTTTTGTTGTTTGCTACAATTGTTGCAATGTAGCCACTCTTTTTAGTGTATTAGTAATACCCGGGTTGTAAAAAAATTTAGGGCCAAGGATGGCTGCGTCCTTCCTTAGCGTAGTCTATCACCCTTGCTTTGGGCCTTTGACGATAGTAATGGCCACGATTGAACCAAACATCCCTATCCCTAACCTTTAACTTCAATGGCCTGTTATCCGCCATGCGTTCAAGCATTGCTGAGTTTATGAGGCACGCGAGACTGTTTTCAACGTCCTGCATCTTTATTCGCCTACGGCGTAGGAATGGGAGTAGAATCTCCTGAATCATCCTCACATTCCCCGCATTGTAGCCGAACGGCTTGAGCTCCTCTTTTAGGTCCTTAGTACCCCAATGGAACTGTTCTTTCCATAGGGTGTATTTACGGCTGTAAGCAGCGTAAACCTCCTTTTTTTTCTTTTTAGCCATTAATACTCCCTCCTTCGGTCTAGGTCCTTGCGTATGAGGTTCCTAACATAATCTGAGAGGTTATCATAGGTCCCGGCCTGAATCATGGTGTCTATGGCCTTTATATCGTCCAATTCGAGTGTTATTGTTTTTGATATTTTCATTCATTGCCTCCTGTATCGCTTTGCGATAAGCTTATAATGCCCAGACTTCGCATCTTCCAAGCATTCATCTCATTTATAGCTGCGAATGCGTGTTTGCATAGGAACGCTCCCTCGGTTTCCATAGCCCGGTACTCAAAGTCCGGGCATTCGCATCGGAAGTCCGTACCGTTCCACTCTACCACGTAGGTGTTGCCATTGCTCCCTGAGACGTTGAATTGCCAGTCGTCGTCGGCTGCGAGGACTACCTCGACTTTTTCGCCGAGGTATAGGAGTAAGCCGTCCAGAAAACGGTTTCCCATTTAAGTCGCCTCTGGTCGTGGTGCTACCTTAATTATGACTTCTTGTGCTCCGTAATACTTCGCGGCGGCGTATATGATGTTCATTACTAAAAAGGTCCACCATCCGAAGAATAAGAAGATTAATACGTGTGCTAAGGCGGACCCGTAAGTTTTTTCTTTAACTCTCACAGATTGCTCGCCTTGCTCCATAATCCTGTATCCTCTGGTTACGTAGTCATCTAAGACGTTATCCATCTCTTTTACTGTATCCACTTTCCTAATTCTCATTTCTGCCATTATATCATGTCTCCTTGTTTTTCTTTCCTGTTAACGTATTCTAATGCCCAGACGTGGCATATAAAGGTGTCTGGTGCTTCTCCGAGGTATATGTCCCGGCCTGTTTCCTTATCACGTAGAATGCAATCCATTTAACCCCTCCTTTCGAGTAATTCCTTCATTGCTTGCACGTCATGGTATCGGTAGCCTAATTCACGAGCCCTATCCAATATAGCGTCCTCATTAACCTCCAATCCTTTACCAAGTAGGGCGGTGGTTATATTGTCAATACGTTTGCGTGCTTCGTCCTCAGTTTCATCAGAGACTTTTTGGGTCTCTACGGGTGCATCGTCGAAGCCTTCATCCTTAGAATATTCGGGGTTTCCGAAAGTTTCTTTGGCAGTCGCTGCGGGTCTGTCTTTGTAATTGGTGGGATTTCCTTTGGTATCAACATATCTAACGTTCTTATTTGGCTTAACTTTGTTAGCGGCGGGTCCTTGGCTCGTAGTTTGTGCTGTGGTTTGGTACCCCTTACCTTTATAGGACCGGGTTTCATAGTTGGATTTAAAGCCGTTTCGTGGCATTTCCTCCGCGGGTGTGGCGTCATAACCACTAAGAGTCATAATCCACCCGAGGGGTAGGCGTAGGGCCTTGGAAACCGCCCGGGTCTGAGCCATACTTTTAATGGCGTATTCGTCCCGGTTCTTCCAATTACGCTCCTTGCTGCTGCATATAGCCTCTGCGGAACCTATGGTGTCGCCTTCTCGGTTTTTAACGGTTACACGTGCTTCGTACTGAATTTCATCGTCGGCGAGCACATCGGCCGTTACAACCCGGGAGGCGTATTCTACGTATGGGAATACCCCTACCATAGCTCCAAGGGTGGTCCAGCCTTCTACTTTAACGTGTTTCCGGCCCTTTATGTTAACAAAGAGATGCTGTTCCTCTATGATGTTACTCAGTACCTTTGCTATGGCTGTGGCTCCTTCCACCATCACCATAGGATTAGTTTGCTCTAAAACACCCAAAGGTTCCTCCTTTACCTCTAATTCCCTTCCAATTTCATCTTTCATTCTTTCACCTCTTTAACTATTATTTCGAGTTGTAGGCGTTCATCAATCTTTATACCCACAACCTCCATGTTCTGTGCCTCTAATTTAGTTAGGAAGGTCGGTAGGTCATTCCTAACGAAAAACCCGCCTTGTCCTCCTTCGCCTGTAAATCCATCCTTCCAAAATATATCACCAATCATTTTTTAACCCCTCTATCTTCTTTAATGTGGCTAAAACCTCTTCTAAAGACTGGTATCCGAGAACATCGTCTGTTATGGGCGTATCGTAGTTCAATTCCCAGCTATCTTCATCCTTACCAGTAAAGTGAACCACACCAACCTCAAACAAACAATCGGAGGCTCCGTAGCTGAAGTCGTGGCGTATTATAGACGCTCCGCAGTTATTCGGGAAATAAACGAGTACGTGCATTTGAGGGCACGGGCACCCGTAGCTACTGGGGAACCAACAGGCGAACCACCATTTCATTTTTAACGCGGCGTCCTCTGGGAGGTCCGCCCAGACCATGGCTTCGGGAAAACGGCTTGCTATGACCTCCCTCACATCGCCGAATTTCATCTCTTTAAAATCCATCCTAATCACTCCTTTTTACTTATTTCGATGTGTTCGAGCAGTTCTTCAAGTTTCCGGTTGATTTCATGGTCCAATGGGTCCATAACACCTTCATCATGGGCGTCCTGTATTGAGATGTAATTAACCCTTCTAGGCGTCCAGATTCCCACAAGAAGACCAACTAAGAATGCTCCGGTTAAAAACATGGCTATAAGCATCTCAATTAACACAGTACTCATTCTTATCACCTCTTTTTCCTTAAATCAATCTCCGCAAGTAATATGGCAATTGGGGAGAGTAGACCGATTAGAATGATAAAAAACATCATCTCAACGTGTATTAAGAAATTTTTTATCATTTAATCACCGCCCGGGTCTTATTCAATGGTTCGAGTTCGTAACTATCCGCATTTGCGAGTACAAAGATTTTGGTACGGTCTGAGTCGAATCGGACGATTATAATCTTCTCCTTACTGTAAGAATCGTACTCTATGCTTTGAACGACCGCCGGGCCTCGTATTATGTTTGGTACGGTGTCTCCCTCCTTCATTTCGACGGAATAGTTCCCATAATCCACCTTAAACTTTGCTATCCTCATTGGCATCATCTCCTTCGTTTCTTTTCAGATTTTTTCTTTAAATCTTCGATTATTTCATCTCTGGTTTTTATTTCGTCTTCAAGACATCCAATCTTAAATTCAAGCTCTTTAATGTACTCCATGGTCTTCAAGTCATCATAACTCCCCAATTTACGGCCTTGGCGGCCGCCTGTTATACTATCCACCAAACTAAGCACCTCCGAGTCCTTAATTAATTTATAATGGTAGTGTGTAGCCCTGTGCCTTGGCCATCTCATGTAAGAGGCCCGTTTCCCTCTCCTTTTTTGTTTATAAGCTTTAATCGTGCGGTGTATGCTGTTCCTCGCACTGCTCAAGCTCTGATTGACAGTATTCAAGCTCTACGTCGATAACCTCTTCAAGGTCTTCCGTGGCTTGTTTAATGTCTTTAGTCCTGTCGAATTGCTTTAAAATAGTTTCTATCACTTCTTTACGTGTCATAAGCCGGGCTATGGCTATACGGCATTTTATGGTCCCATTATAGTTCTTTATGTCAAACGCAGCATCCTCATAGTGGCGTTTCTGATACATAGGCCGTTTATACTCTCTCACACTAATCCCTCCATTATTCGTCATCTTCCTTTAAAATCACGGGTCGTCCGTCCGCATTATCAACCAGCATCTGTCCATCGTCATTAGTCAAAAAGACGATTGCAGATTCCGGGTTGAATGCAATGACAACTCCACGTATCTCAAAATCCTTGGGGTAGCCGTAATCGGCGACGGCTTTGAATATGTAGGCCGCTGCGTCGAGTTCCATATATCCGAAATCATCTAAATTTGTAGTCATAAAATCACTCCTTTGCTTATTCCCAGTCCATAGGGTCCGGTCCATCTGGAAGGGAGTCAAATAAATCTTCCTGCTCCCTTCTAAGGGTTGCTGGACCCTTTTTAGGTTCCCGGTCCTCTTTGTCATCCCATCCCATTACTTCCAGCATAAGACCATCCAGAGCAGTTTTAAGGCTCTTTCCTCGGTCTTGGTAATGGTTGTACTTCGCTTGGCCTAAAGCCCAATCCCGGGCGGCCTCACCTAACCGGACGGCTATATGCATCCGGTATGGTATGTCGCCAAGCTGTGCTTTGCCATTAATGCAATCCACCTGTTCTCCTTCCATCCTACGGTATTTCATACACTTACACCTCATTTTTATAAACTACCTTCGCCAATTTCAATTCCCAGTCTCCGAGCTTCTCATCGGTTCCAAAGCCTTTATTCATCCATAAAAGGCTGCTGTTAAACTCTGCATCGTGCTTTTGGTCCCATTCAATGAATCTGTCGAATAAATAAATTGCAACCTTCTTATTCACATGTGGCCATCCTATAATGTGGTCTATGTCCTTGAAATCAGGGTAAACCATCTCATAGAGTTTTAAACACATTTCCGGTTGGTTTTCGCCCGTTTCAAAAATCTTATCAATTTCTTCTTTATGTAATCGCATTTTAATCATCCGCATCACCATCCTTTTGTTAATTTAGAACTCGTCTATACTCCGCTGAGTTAACCAGTGCTTATACTCCTTTATATCGTTATATAAAAGACTAATAGCCACGTCTTCCTGAGAAACCTCTGCTTTGTCTTTATTCCACTTTTCAAGCACAGTAAGCCATTCGTTCAGTTTACAAACCGTCTCCGTGCGTTCTTTATTCATCATAATCACCCCTTTCACGTTTAATCCGTTTAATAATCGTATTACATTCATCTGGGGTCATTGTGGGCATTAAATCCAATTCACAGTCATCACAGATTCTTGGGACTTCCCAGTCGTCGAAGCCTGCAATCTTGGTTTTACGTCCGCAACGGTCGCAGATAAAGAAATCCTGCAAGTACATCACCTCTTCAGTTTGTATCATTTAAATCATCCCCAATAAGGTCATTACGACCACAGGCGGGAATATGACCGCCATGGCGAGTAATGCGGGTTTGAATGTGTTAAATACTTCTTTTAATACGTTTTTCATCAACATCACCATCACCTTCTTTGTTTTTAATTTATATCATACATCCAAGCTTACTACGAGTAAGGCCGGCTGTATCGACGGTCCTACCACAAACAAGACAGACATGGGTGCCCGCCTTGACAGTAACCATCATAGGGTGTCCGCAAGTACATAAAACCTTCGTAGGTGTGCACATTTTATCACCTCTTATCTCTTAGTCCTCAATTAGTCTTAAAATAGTTATTGTAGGCTCCATCCAGTTGATGGAGCGTTCTGTGTTCTCCGATAGTGAGCATTTCAATATTCCAGTAGTTTTCCTTCATCTCAAGTAAGCGAGCAACGGTCCCGTTTGGACGGTTGCCGTTTAACCTGAGCTCATGGTGGTAAGTCGCACACTCATCGGATTTCTTTCGGTCATTGCAGATTTTTAGTGGTATCCCACTAACTTCTGAGACCATACTACCTTCGGTTGCTAAGAAAGCAACCTCTGTCCTTAGTTCCATCTTGTACCGGCTCATGTAGCCGGGTTTATTAGTCGTCATCAGCATCACCTCTATTTTTTAATGTGGGGGCAAATAAATGGTTACTTTCGCCACTTGACTTTGCTATCCCCTTAAAAATTAAAATAAGGTTCATTTTATCTCTAAGGGATGGAACCGCACCGCGTGGGGCCTTTTAACCATCCCTTCTGTTTGTTTCCCGGGGTTTTCACGTTGCACGCCCGCCGTTTGGCCGTCCGCATCGCGTGGTGCGGTGGCTACTCTGGCTTGGGCCTATTTTCGTGGCTCTTCCCCGTTACCAACTTGCCCGACGCCCGCGGGTCTATCAACCGCCTTGGGCACCGTCGAGAAATCCGGTGGATTTCTGCTCTCTATACTTATATAGGTCAGCATCCCTTATAAAGGTTGTTATATGTAACATACAATATTTATTAATCGATAAACTAATACATAATAAGAGATATAAACAGATTTGAGGTGATTTAATGGCTACGAAATCTAAGAAGGAATGGGAGGTCTTGGAAAAGCGAATGCCTATTCAATGTGAACGTTGTGGGCATTTCAGTCCATATAAACTGGTTATAACTCATAAGTCGGGTGGGCTTAGTGCTTATTCTATTTTAATTGATGATATGCGTTTTAATCGTGAATTTGAGCTTAGTCGGTGGGATAAAATAAAAAGGTGGTTTCGTTGAGTCTTATACGCTATTTAAGCCTCACCTATAATGGCCCGGTTGGTTTAAAGGAGTTTCATCAGACAAGAATCAAGTTAGACTTCTGTAAAACCTTTAAAATAGAAACCAAGCAGTCATGGGGGTTTATCAAGCAAGATATTTTAATTAATACCGTCGAGATTATAATGCCAACGCTCACAGAGGACTTGTATGCTGATGGCGTGTCCTTTAGCAGCGAGGGAAGCCGAAATCTATCCACCGGTAAGATACATGACCCACAATTGATGTTTAAGGGAGATAATCCGGTGTTCGGGCCCGGTGCGTTGGATATAACTGGTTTAACGGATTTATATAAAGAAAACTGCGAGGTGTAATAATGAATGATAAACAAGATGAACAGTATTTAAATGACATTATGAGGATTCTGAGTGCCGTGTGTATCATGCACCGGGGTAAGATGGGTGTGAATCCCAAACAGGGCATTAAGACAACTGATTGCATTAAGTTGAAATGTAGGGCGAACTGTCCGCTTCCTAAAATGCCATCGGCGACCACGGAACAGGATTGGAAGGAAGCGGAGCTTGAGGTGATGAATGAGGAGATGGACAGGCTTCGTATGGAGCACGCAAGTAGTTTAACGGTCATACATCCCGATGGGAGTAAAGATTAAAAATGTACCCTCCAAGATGCCCGCAATGCCAATCAGAACTCTACAAAGACCCAATAACCAGAACCACTTGTTGTACGCGTTGTGATTGGCATATAAGCGATGATGTGCTTAAGAGAATAGTTTATAAAGATGGGGAGCAATGATTAAAAATGCCTTTATTATGTAGCGAGTGTAAAACTCCGGTTTACAGGACCACAGAGGGCATTAAACGGTTAAACTGGATGTTAAGATGCCCTAAATGTGGTAATACGTATTTTCCTCAGGATTGGCCTATCGGTAAACCTATCGGTAAATAGTGTAGTATTGATATAACAAAAATGGGTTTTTATTAAAAAATAGCATAAATGTTAATAAACTCAATACAGCGAGGGCTATCGCCATTCGGTGTGTAAAGCCTCCAGAGTGTCCCGTTGGAGTTTGGGTATTACCCTCCATATTCCCACGTTGGAAAGTTGGAGTCTGGAAAAAAAATAGACTTATTTTTATCTTAATTTAACGACCTTATAGCCCTGGCCAGGGATGTAAACTTCGCTATATTGGATTTGGAGCAACCAGTTTTTAGAGCGTTCGCTGGGCTTCCTGTTATACTAATAACAAAGTCCCATATATGCAATTAAAAAAGTATTAAAAAAAAGAAATAAAAGACGGTCAAAGAAGCCGTCTTAGGTCCCTTGCATTAACCACGCAGGGTTATAGTCAATAAGGGGAGCCTTAGGGCACCAAACAGTACCGATTTTCGCCCGGGTCCCGGTACTTATAGCAGCGGCCCCATCTACACGGGTTCCCGGCGTCGCCCAGCCGTTCGCACGGCCAAACTCCTTGCCTTTTATCTGCAAACGCACGTGTCCTCCGCTAATACACTGTACGTGAACGTAGCGAACTTGGTAGCCTAAATCGGTTGCTATGGCATAGAGAATCTGGGATACGTCGGCACAATTCAGCCCAGAATTGGCTGCAAGACGGTCTAAGGCCGCCCCTTGGGAATAGACGTCGTTATAGTAATATTTATATCCCCTGCCAATTAGGTGGTTATATGCCTCTGTGAATGTTGTATAGCCTCCGATGTGTTGTTCAACCATCAAATGCCATGCTGATTTACCACTGCTTGGCTGTGGTGCTGGTGTTGGTGGTTTGCCGACCATTTCAACCATAATATAGTCAGGGAAAGTCTTACCGTGCTCATTGTACCAATTCATCCAAACAGTGTTAGCGACCAGGAATTCATCCCAAGTTGCCGTTATACTTCCTATTCGTACAGTGTCAGGATTTCTCCCATTCCCATCCTTAAACAAATCCACTCTATGCTTTGCATCAATAAAGACGTCCTTCCATATCTTATATAACGTCATACGTTCACCTCACGGGTTTAAAATATTTCTTGGTTTTCTGGGCGGGGACCGCATCAATTTTTATGCTCTTAAAATAAACCCCGCGTCCATAATCTTAGCACTTAAAAAAATTCATCTAATTTAATTAATCATTTATCTATTTTAATCGTAGGGTCTTTGAGACTTTAGACCGTGGGACCGTGTTTAGTACCCATCAAATAGGCTTTAAATTAAGGTCTTGTATCCGCCGTCGCCTTGCTTGAGGATTCAATTTTCAATTACATTTTGGAGGTGTTAATTGATTTAATGACTGAATAAGACGGCTATGGACAGACCCCGGTCCCTTTGTCTCTATTTACATTTATATCCTGTGATAAACTGTCTTAAAGCCGCCTTAAAGGCAGTACAGTCCGATGGAGTCGGCTTTGGCCCGGGCGTGGGCTTAGGTGGTGGTGTTGGTGCGGGGTAGTTTGCGGATGTTATACCCATAGCGTCAATCTGTTGGTCCGTGAATGTCTTATACGGAACCAGACTATTCCCCTTTGCTCCCCAAGAGGGTCCCCAACTATTCCTCACATAGAAGGCACCTTTACTGGTTGTTCCGGGTACGGAGACCGCATCATCCCAGCCCCAGAGATACCGAGCGTGTCCACCAGCCAAGGGGTCGTTTACACTATTGGATGAAGCGTATGGCTCCAGTCCATCACTTCCTACGTGGAATATTGATTCGTGAACATCCCATCCCGCCATTACTGGAACTCCGGCATATATGGATTGCTTTATGGCATTAACCTTATAAATATCGTCTGGTATAATGAAATATTTAGAGACATCATAGGTCTTAGCAGTGTCTATAACTACCTGTGATGGTTGCTTATCGAAGTTCTGGGTTGTATATGCGAATGCTGACTCTAATCCGATTCCCCAGACTTGCATAGCTGTCATGGTGTCCCTTATGGTACAGCCTTCATCTCCAGAGGGTGGTGTGTCCCCGTTCATGACATAGCGGTTAAAATAGTAGAGATACATCTCTGAGAAGTCCATAGTATTCTTTATTAGTGGGTTGGATTCATCATAGAACTCCATAATACCAGCACCGGCAAATGAGGTGCACGCTCCGTAATTCATCTGGTCCCGTACCGGGATTTTATCAACATACTGCTTTAATCCGGTATAATTGGAGGGTAAGGCTTTTATGGGTACTACTCTTAAATGTGGCCTTATTAACGGGTCCGTCATCAAATAGTCCCGTACGTCTGGCTTTTGCTTAATCCAACCGAATCCTCTCTCAGATGTCATTCCAATCACCTCGTAGTTATGTTATGAGTTTAATCTTGCTTACATTCACGTTAATCTTGATTTTACCCTTAATATGAACCTTTGGCCTTTTAGTTGTCAAAGATAAATATTCAAAGCTAAAACCCAAATCCTTAATTCTTTGGCGGTATAAATCGGGATTGAAGTCTCCCTGTGGCTTGAATGGGTCGGCGGGCGGTTCCTCGGGTGGCGTTACTTCAGTTATGGGAACGGCCTCAGGAACGATGAAATCGGGGTCGTCGGGTATATCTGGCTCTGTTACCACTTCCTCGATTACATGGTTCATCATTGTCTCATTCAAGACGTTAAATGGAGCATTAGTTATGATAACGGCTATGTACGTCTTGTCCAAGGATTCAAGTGTGTATATACTCTGTTTAAAGATATTAAGGAACATTTTTAGACTCCTATGGTATATAAACCCAAATTCACGCTTCTACTATCAAGGAGACGCACAGCATTACGCGTTGAACGTATCCAATTCCTGAACTGCTTGGATGGTCTGTTAAGGTCAATGTCTGCGGTTAATTTAGGATTACCATCTCTATCATAGGTATAAGTGGTTGAAGCCACCGGATAATCCCCACTTATCCTCCATTCAGGAAGATTAATGTTCAAATACTGTAAGGGTGTTATATCAGGCAACCCACGACATTTAACCGTGAATCCATAGATGGGTGAACTATGATTAGCCACATAATTCGTTACCCACGTATCGCAGGCCGCCTGACTCGTTACATCCACAGAGTCAACTGCTCCAGCATCTCCGTACTTCCAGATGGAATCCCAATTTAAAACCTGCGAAACGCCATCGCCACCCGCCTCACTGCTAAATGTTCCAGTATACCAGTTCTGGAAGCCGTCTGATACAGGGTCGGACGACCAACCTCCAAATTCAATCATGTTGTCCTCTACGATGGCTGATAAGCTTGCAAAAGTGTTTTGAGGTAGAACTATCATAGTATCCCCTTTACGCGTTTCATCCGGTTGTATGTACGCAGCGTGGTAGGTTTTAGAACAGAGGTCTTGTAATACCTCGAAATAGTTTTTCAAGTCCGTGCTTGCATAGTTTATGGCTGAGGATAGGTCTCGGTAAGCCATGAACTGGTCGAAGTACACCGTGCCCGCCGTTGAGGTAGGGGAGGACAGATGGATGTCTGTTATGTAATAATGAGCGGAGGATGCTTGAGCATCGAAAAGACTTTTAAGGTTCACATTGATGTTGTTCCACTTCAAACTCGGTCCTATGGGTAGGCTTCCACCAAGGGCGGTAGGTCCGGGGTCTGTTGGCTGTGTGAAGGGTAGTTTGTACTCTACCACATTTGCAATTGTTTCGCCGTCCCTAAACATCTTTACATGAACATTCCAAGGAAAAGGCGGCTGCGTTCCACTTGTGTAATAATATCCTATGTTTAAATAGGGATATACAACAGCATCATAGGGGTTTACGGTATTAAGCCAGAACTGAAGACTTGATGCCGCAGTGGAGGTTGATGTTATCTTTAATGATGGAGCGGGGCTGCCTATGACCGTTTCAACACCGGCTCCTTTACTCCAATTTCCACCCATTGTTATGCTATTAAAGAGGTCTGTACTGCTGAAATCATTATAGAAGGCATAATCGAAAGGTATTGAATAAGTGTTCACAGAGAAGACTGGAGCAGCGGCTAAATACCTTGCGAGTTCATAAACGGTGGGGAATCCGCCGTTTGGTGTTATTCCATAAGTGGCTGTGGTTGGTGTCCTTGTTAAGTCGTACATTCTGTCAATGGCCTTGATTTCAAGCTTCTCATCGGTTGATATGGCTGAAGGCCAACTGTAACCACCAAACATGATTTGAGTGTTGTTATAATCCTCACCAAGCCATAATGTAAGATGGTCTAAGAAATCAAAGACTACTGGTTTGTCTATTTTACTATCGGAGTTCCAATAGTTCTCCTGCATCTCTGTTGAGAGCGTACAAGTGTTCATTTCAGATACACTATTCTTAGTAAACTCACACGTGGCCACGTTAAGCCCGTGGTCGGTTGTATATTGGTTTCCGAGGCTATCGCCCTCATAACGTATGATTGGGATGATAAGGATGTCGCTAAGCCATCCTCCTGAGGGGACGTAGCTAATCTTTAGATTATGATTTCCAGCCGTAAAATAGCGAGGTTTAAATTGCACGTAACTATAATGGTTATATTTATCATAGAAGTACACAGTATCCTCTATTTGGGCTGTGCCGTCGAATAAGGTGAACGTTGCGTTTAATTGAGGATTAAACTGAGTAAAAATATTTATCAGATAATATCCGCTTGTTGGAAAATTGACCGATTTTGTTAAGTCGCCCGCACTGCCCGCCCCTACGTTATTGCCAACCCATTGACGGCTCTGGTCGTCTTTCTCGCTGAATGCAACGCTTCTTGTCCATTCCCGGAGTCTTTGATGGATTATATTAGATATGTCCCGTACATCTATCCTTACTTTAAGATATGGGTCGTCATATATCTTTAATTGAGGGCTGGACGCTCCTGCGAAGTTTGTTTTCCCAGACATCTTATTTAACTCCTATATTCGTGAATGGCTGCACCCGGAACTCCTTAGCAACATTCTGGTCTGTCTGATAACCTGTATTAGGTGTAGCGTACACTCCCAAGCCACTTTGGTTCGTTGCGGGAATACTATCGCTTTTAATTGTCGTTGGATTTAATTGATAAATTTGGAATCTGTAAACATCGCCTCCAGCACCCCAGACATTGATGTAGGGTGTTGCAGTCATCGTTACATCGGCATTGGCGGCTGGTGATGTGATGGTTGCTCCATCATGGAAGTAATATGTGTTTCTAATGTAATTTAGAGTTGTATTAGGATGCTCAACCTTAACGAAAGGTTTTCCTCGGAACATTGTCCATTTAGTGTCATTAATCTGGTAGGTTTGTCTCTCAGGACCAATATATAACGGCCTGAGTGTTTTAATAGTTTCACCTATTCCTATTTGCTGTAATGCGGTGTATGCTGATGGCGACCAGTAACTGAAGATGATAGGCGTCGCTGCTGTGGCATTAGTGGTCAATTTAACCAGCCCGTTGCTAACTGAGAACTTTGCGGGGTTTAAAACTTCATCATTCCGGGTTATAGTATAAGGCGTAGAGCCCGTGTAATTGGTGTTAGTAGCCTGAACAGCTCCCTTATAGAAACTTGCCGGTGTAGATGTGCTAAAATAGAGTGGGACTGTTGGATTTACGTAACATGGTTGATTCCCGTCCTCTGCTACCCTATTGAAATCCGCGGCTTTAGAGAGGTTAAAATCGGTTCCCGCGGGTAATGCTATAACATTGTTATTGGCCGCTGTTCCGTAATTGTAGAGTTTAAACTCGTTTATTTTGCCTGTTGCTGTTGTAGAACTCCTATTATGGAAAGTTATGTTAAATCCGGGGTTTGTAAAAGTAGGGAAATAAATGTTTTGAGGTCCCCATTTTTTAACCCATCCTCCACCGTCCGCATCTTGCCAGATGGTTACTATTCCTCCAGGGTCCCATTGTACCTTGAATTTAGGCGTTTTATAGGTTCCGATGTTCGTTTGACTGAACAATCCGTAAGTGTAGCCACCTACGCACCGGTTACAGCCTATATTGACCGCTGAGTTAGATACAGCAACAAAGAACCTTAACCAGTTCGTTGTAGAGTTTGTAACCTCTAAATCATTGAAAGTGTGTGGAATTGATGCGGTTATATAGATGCTTACAATGTGCTCATAGCCAGCGGGCTGTGCTACCCATGTTAAATCAAATTCTGAAATCCATGAGGGTGTATATGCTAATTTGCTGCTTCCTGCGAGTCCGCCCATAACGCTGTCCGATGTGGCGGTGCCTGACATAACTAGGTATCCTCCACTCGTTGCACATGAAGGAGAGCTCATTCCACTACTATTTATCGGTTGCCAGTTGTCTGAGTACGCTCCGCTGAATGTGTCGTCCAATATGCTGGTTACTGTTAAATCGGGTGTGTAATTGTACTCTTGAGTGGTTCCGTCTTGGTATCCGCTCGTGTAATCCATTGATAAGTAATCTGTGAGGTTTGCTATCTTCTCTGCGGTTACTTTAGTCTTCATTAAAGGTGATATTGCTGGGGTGGGTTCCGCTGAGGTTATAAGGTAATATCCACGGTGTGTGAAATCTTCATTATCAACTAAATTAGAACTTGTATCAATTGGTAGAAGACCCCAGCCCGGTCTTTTAGCCGTAACACTTGTTACATTCCCGTAATCTACTCTTTCAGTTCCCAAGACGAGACCTATGAGTCTTAGGGCTTGTATATTATTCGTGATTAGGGTGAACTCTTCTTTACCATCTGCAAAAGTGTTATCCTCTTCTAAATGTGCTGCAAGAATGCTTATAGGCCCTATTCTACATTCATCTACCATAATACGTAACCTCCATCAATATCTATTGTGCTTTGTTGAATATGTCATTAACGGTTCCTTCAACCGTCTTATTGAAATCAGACATACCATAGACCGGGGCATGGAAATGTAGGTGTATCTCTCGATTATTATAATTATTCGGAGCTGGACCCGCTGAGGGTCGCCCTGTCCAACTACCACGTTTAACAAGGGCGGTGGGGTCCATCTCGCCTATTCCGCTGATGTTTGCCCATTCGTGGCCTATACCGTTCCACGTTCCATGCACGATACTACCAGATAAGCCGAAAGCGTTGGCTATTGCTATTAATAACTCGCTCATGTCCGCACAATTACCGCTATGCGATGATAACGTGGCTGCTGGGCCTTTCAGGGCATTATAGTAGAACTGGTAGCTAAATCCTTTGAATAGGTTAGTTGCAAAGGCATAGAAGGCCGCAGCCATCCCCGCCTTGGGGTTGCCGAAATCTATTTTAGGCATCCCATGAGAACTCATGAATCCCTGTCCCATGCGGTTAGCACCGTCCTCTATCCATTTAACCCATTGTCCTACGTTCGGGTCCAATGGCCCGGCATATCCACAAGTATCACACAATAAGAAGTCCATTAACTCGTTTGGCACGGGTCCGGCTGCTCCTGCTCCTGATGGTCCCGGACCTGCATATAAGGTGGCTATGAGCTTAGCTCGTATCTCTGGGTCTATGGCTGGTAGAACTAATTGTTGTGCTGGTGTTAATGGACCTGTCATGCTCGTATCGGCTTGTGGAACACCCCAGAAGCTCGGTCCTAATGCCAATTCAGGACTACCCGCAGCCATCCCAATAGCACTTTTAAGGGTGTTTATGATGTTCACTATGCCTTGGATGACTGGTTTAACAGTATCACTAACTTTCTGCCATGCTGAGCCAGCCGTTGATGAAAGGGTGTTCCATATATCCATTATTTTATTAACAGCCGTCGATACGATGCTCCATGCAGTATCCATAGCACTTCTTATCGGAGCGGTTACAGCATTGTAAATACCTGACAAAGCACTCATAGCCCTTCCCGGGAGGCCCTGAATGAAGGATACTACCCTGTTTACTCCTCCCATGACTATTCCATAGCCATAGTTCCAAGCACCCTGTAAGACTCCTCCAATCATCCCAGCGAGGGCTCCGAGGGCTCCAACCGCACGGCCGGGTAAAGTCCTGAAAAAGGCTGCGATTTGATTAATACCATTCATAACCGCCGCCCTCGCACGACTAAAGGCAGAGACGAAGGCTGTTCTCATGTGTGCACCTAATTGAGTTAAGGAGGTCAATATCTTTGATGGGAGACCGTGGAATAGTTTATTAACATCATCTAATCCTTTTTTAACCGCATCTTCGCCTTTTTTCATAGCGATTCTAAACGTAGTGGCTATGTCTCCAAGGCTCGGTAACTTGATGGATGGTAATTTAAGACCCGCTAATGGGTTTCCAATAGTTGGCATTTTAAGATTCATTATATTAGTAATGGCGTCTGTTATGGGTTTTAAAGCATCTGTAACTGGTTTAATGGCACTTAGGAACCCACTCCAAGCCGCTCCAGCCTGTGATGCTATCCATTGTAATCCTGATATTATTCCGGGTGAGCATCCCCAGATTGCACAGATAATTGGTTTAAAGGCGTCCCTAATCATGTTAAGTCCATTAGTGATGGATGGGACGATATTACCGAAGGATGGGCCGAGATTGTTATAGGCGTCCACTACGGGCTGGATAAAGCCAGCGAAGCCTATTAATTCCTGCCTAAGCTTCTGGCCGAAGTTTACAACCGCTACATAGGCTAAGGTGAACGGTGTGCTAAAAGCATTCTGCGTACTCTCTCCCCAGCGTATTATATCGGCTGCGGTGGTGTCAGCCCACGCCTTTATGTCATCGCCGGTTGATTGAAGACCGTTTGTTATAACACCCCATATATCTCCTTTGTCCATGGCTTCAAAGAACCTCTGGCTTGCCTTAGCACCATCCAAGGTCGTATTAGCATAATCTGTCATTAAACCTTTATTACCTCTTAAAACCTTTGACTGGGCGTCTGTGCCGGTGTTTACTCTTTCCATATTGTTAGCGTAGCCTATCCATCCAGAGGAGATGTTATTGGACAGCGTTGCCTGTTTTTCAAGGGCAGTGTTATATTCCTGCGTTCCACTTGTAACCTTCTTAACCTCCTCTGGGGACTGTCCCTCAGCCGTAGCGGCGGCCTTTCCTCCTCTAACCTGTGCTTCGGTTACTCTTGATTTCTGTAAATCTTTAAGTCCCTGAGCAACAGCATGAGCCTTGTTCTCAGTGTCTGTGGCATCTGTTACTCCTTGCGTGGCTGCTGCAAGGTCCTTTTTAGCTTGGGTTAGGTCTCTGTCAGTTGCGGCTGTGGATTGGCCTGCTTTAACCTCCTGAGCCCTTTTAGTGTTCAGACTGGTTATCCTATCCTCTAACATCTTCTTGTTACTGTTTAAAGTGGAAATCCGGTCTGTTTGGTCGGCATCTGCCTTAGCCATGGCATTAGAAGCCGATATATCTTGCGATGCTAAATAAATGGCTGCAACGCCGACCGCTGCGAGGGCTATTCCCACAGCACCGGCCACTCCTATCGTCGCCCACATAGAGGCAGCCAAAGCACGGAACCCACCGGCTCCAGCATTCGCTTCTGCTCCTGCTACTCCAGCGGCTGCTCCTGTACCCAGCAATCTACTCGTAACCATAGGAAGGGGGAAACCAAGCATATTCATAGTTCCTACGAGGGTTAAAACCACTCCAACCAATGCTACGAACATTACAGTAGCAATGCGAATAGGACTGGGGAGCGATTTGAATAAGTTAATCACTCCTTCCACTATTGGTGTTATTACTTGCATTGCTCCAATTATAGTGGGTAATAAGGTTTCTCCAACCGACCTGAGTAATTCATCCCATAATCGGCTTACCTTGTCCATCATGCCCTCATAACTGTTCTTATAGGCATTGTTGGCTTCTGAACCAAACTTTTTAGCCATGGCTGAGTTTAAGACCGCCGCTCGTTCTTCCTCTGTTTTGGTCTTAAATTCCGCTGCGGACATTCCTACATCGTTTAAAGTTAAACCTAAGGTCTTTAGGTTCCTCGCCATCAATGCACCGGTCATAACGGAACGCTGAAAGGATGTCGTGGTTGCATCAACGCTGGAACCGGTTGCGAAGGCACCGGCTGTGATGGATTCAACAGAAGCCTTCATAACATCTTTATTCTTGATATTAGAGACCACTAATTTATCCATTATACCTATAACGACGTTTGCAGCCCTTCCAGTTTCGTCTTGAATTTGATTAACCATAGGACCCCACGATGCTACCGTGGCCTTCATATTGAGGGCTGAACCGGTTAAAACGACTGAGAATCGGCTCCATTCGTCTTCGTACTTTCCAGTGGCGGCTACCGCTGCTCCGAGGAATGCTAAGATAGCACCACCAGCTATGGCGGCACCTATGCCCATCTGATTGAAAGCGGACGATGCTGCGGACCCCATTCTTGAAAAGATACCGGGTGTTTTACCGGCCTCTATTCCCATCTTTTGGAGTTTCTCGGTAGGTATGCCCATCATTGCCGGTGTAAGGCCCTGAGTCATGTTTTTGGCAACGTTTTGCATTGCGGGCGTAATGCCTCGCATGGTCTGCGTTGCGGATTCAAAAAGTTTCTGTTGCTTAATTGCAGCGGCGGACATTGCATTACCCATGGATGAGGCATTGCGGCCGGTTGATGTTGCAGTTGTCCCTAATTGTCTTAAACTGTTGGTTGCTCCGTTAATGGCACCCGCTGTTTCGTTCTTAGCGGATATTATAATCTGTACGCTCCCCGCACCGCCGCCTGTAAATCCTGGCATATTAAACCTCCATTAAAGTAGTCCCTGCTCCTTCATAGCTGCCTCTCGCTGTCTTTGGGCCTCAGCAGCCTTACGCTTACGTTCTATGTCCTCTTGCTCCTTATCTATCCTGTCTTTGTCAACCTTAGCTATAATTTGCTCCCTTTCAAGGTCTTGGAGGATATAACCAGCGTAACGGGCAAATAAACGTATATCCATGTCCATCATATATTCATGGGTCCATTTTTTATGCTCCGATACAAGGTGCAATATGCTTATAAAGCCTGTTAACCGATGTTTTCTTCGTTTCCAATGTTCTGAAGAAGTATATTCATTCTCTGGGTCTCCAGTTGCTTTTTTATCTCGCTCACTTGCTCCTCTGGGATTCCTTGGTCAATTAAGAACAGTTCATCAATAAAACTGAATACTCCCATACGTTGGGCTAAATTCATTTCGTCAAATTCTTTGCGGGTTAAATCAGGGATGAATTGCTTAAAGATTGGGTATTGCTCATTGTCAAGTTCTTTGAGTTCTTCATCCGATTTCCCGGCTAATGCGGCCATTTCTTGCATAAGACTTTGAACCTTCACATAATCTTTGGTTTTAAGTCGTGCAATGGGTCTTTCTTTGTCAAACAAGGTTATACTATCCGTGGATTTCATTCCAAGGATGTCTAAATCTCTTTTAACCATTTTAATCACCTCATAGATGTTTTAATTATTGGAGCACCCCTAAAAAAAAGGAATTAGGGGTTTAATTAGATTACTGGGCTTGTAGTGGACCACACATAGCATGAGCAGCTTGGAGTGGCTGTTAATGGCTTAGCGGCTGTCCAGTCGAACCCGATTTTAACTGTACTGTCCGTAAGTGGGTCGAAAGTTATTTTATTGTAATATGCCTCTGGCCAGCTCATAACCATCTTAAATGGTGTGGTTCCGCTAATCATACCTCCAGAAAGGTTTAAACCAAGAGTTACGGGTGTTGCGGATGATTGCATGGAAGTCGCTGTGCTGGTTCCTAAGAACCTTTTGTACTCTGAATCACCGTCGAATAGGAGTGTCATGGTTCCTGTGGTCTTGAAATCTGTTGGTATGATGTAGGTGGGGTCTCTGCTGGCATTCATGGTCTTAACGGAGTCCGTTGCCCTATCTATGGTTATATCCATTGTTTCTACCATTGTGGAAGGGGTGCCGTCTAAGGTTACGCCAGCGTCTAAGAAGGTGAATGCGGTGTTAGTTCCGTAGCTGGGTGTGAATAGGTCAAGGCTTCGGTCAACTCCCTTGGATAACCATGTGGTATCCATTTCTACGGGTTTTCCCTCTGCTAAGTTTATTTTAAGGGTTTTAAGTTTGGCGTATGGGAATCTGTCGGGTGTTGTGGGGCCTAAACCCAGAACTACGCTGTATGCTGGTATGTCTGACTGGTTTATGCTGTATGTGTGCTGCCATGCGGTAGCGGTGATTATTGGGGTCGTTACAACCGTTCCGAAGGCTGCATTGAGCATTGTTTCCAAACCACCGCCGGGGTAGGCGGCCATTTTCATGGACCCTGTGCTCTCTTGGCCTGTTCTTATCGGCTTAACAGTTGATTCCATCTGTTTCCTGTATTCTTTGGGGTAATCGTGGGTTGGCTGGGTGTCAAAGTTTGCGTCCGTTACTGAAATCCACATCGTGGGCGTAACGGGCGAAGCAGAGTTTACTTGGTATCCTAAACCAATATAACCCAGTTTCCCGCTGTAAATTACCATGTTTAATCATCTCCTTTAGTTTTTGGTGTTTTGGGACGGCCTGCGGGCTGGGATTGAACCTTCACAAATTCAGGTGAATAGTCCGCTATTTCGGCCTGCTCCTCATTTAAATCTACTATTTCATCAGGTGCCGTTACTCCGATGGTATCGGTGTATTTAGGCATCGCTCCAATGAATTTATATTTAACCATCGTATCATCCTCCATTTTTATCTAAACGCTCTCTGCAATTCCATAACGAAGTATTCATCGAACTTACCGCTCTGAGAGGCCACAGCGTCTCTTAAATAGTGTGCTTTACGTCCCGCGGTGTGCTGGAAACTTTCATCATACTCTTGAATGTAAGAATAATCGTAGCCCTTCGGAGACTTCGCCGTAAAGCCAACGGTGCCTTTTACTTCATCTATTCCTGGTTCAACGTAACTGTAACCACTGTTTTCGAGTATGCCTTTATCTTTGGGGACGGTTGGTTTTGCGGTGGTAAGAATGTCTTGAAGTGTCTTAGACATGGCGACCACCTCCATTTCCGGAATCTTCCATGCCAAAGACTGTAAATAAAGCTCCGTGTTCCGCGTGTCGGCTTTTATCGTTAAATAAACCATGGCAGCCCTCCTATAATCTGTTTACATACATTTGAACGTTAAACGTGATTTCAGTCGCCCAGCTAACCGATTTAACACTGGCACCGGCTCGTTGGTAGTTATAGTTGATTCCGGCTACTTCGCTGTCGGTTACGGTTCCATTTAACATTATATTACTATGAGTTTCTAATATCTCCGTTGCGAGGTTTGTTATGTGATTGGCTTGGTCTATGGCATCTTCCACTCCTATCTGCTCCGAATAGCAACGGATTTTAAATTCCACGATTAATTCCTTCTTCCCAGTCTCGAATGTTCCTTGGAGACGTCGGTTTTGCTCAACGCTTATCCCCGGGAACTCGTTAGCTGTTCTGAAGGCCCAGTCAGTGTTGTATATGCTGTTCGCTGGGACTATGGCGGTTAATGAGATGTTGGAAGATAGTATGGTTATGATTGCGTCTTTCGCTGCCTTAATGGCCTCATAATCCATATTCAGTCCTCCTGTCTCTGAGTAAAGGCATAATAATCCTCTGTTTCCTCAAACTCGCCTATATTATCATCTACGTGTGCATTGATGGATGATGATGGTCCTATTTCTTTAAAGGATAATAGACTGGTTTTAGCGTCGGCTATAAGTCCATCTCCATAAGGTAGGAGCGTGGCGTCGGGTGTGCTTACGGTGTACTTCCATTTCCAGAGTAACCCGGCTGCCCAATCCAGTATAGCGTCATCCACAACCTCATTATTACTTGGGAGGTCATTAGGGCCGTTTAAATATAATTCTCTTGCAGCCTTTCGCATAGCCTTAATTATATAAGTCTCGACCATGTCCTCCGTTACGTCATAGCGAGCCGGGTCTGTTGTATTTAGCACCCAGCCCTCTAGGTCGGTCATTACATCCTCAACGGTTACGTTTGCGTTGTTGACAACGAAAACCTGACTTGCTACGCCTTTTTTGGTACTCCCATAAGTAAAATTTACGGTCAATTGATGGCGTTCTAAGACGTGCGATGACCCGTGCATGGCGTTATCAGTGTCTGATAGGCTTACTAAGTACCATGGGGTGGTTGGAGTGAATGCTGTCGCTGATTTGATGGTGTCTCCGGTTGCCATGTCCTTAACTGTATACGTTCCGGCTGAGGGCTGCACGGGTGTACTGTTTTCATCAAAGAAGCTCACAGTATGGAAACTGCTGGTAGCGGCCCTAATTATCATCCTTAACCTCCAATTACACCGCTGTTATATCCAAATCGCCAACGGCGAATGATACTGTGTCTCCAACGGTAACGGTCTTTGATGGTGATACCGTTCCGAATGCGAGGGGTGTTCCGGTCCCGGGCGTGGCATTGCCGTACCCATATAGGGCGAAATATGCAATTGTACCCCAAGTCGCCACAGAACAGGCGTTAAAGGTAATGGCGTTTGCATTGTCCGTTAATCCGGCTGAGGCTGTTACCCAGTCCGCACCGGCGGTTATTTTACGCATATAGCTGTTCACTGTACTTGGCTCGGTTCCTGAGAGTCCGCCACGGGTAAAGTCGGTTGTGCTGAGTGCTACGTAGGTAGTGGGCATCGTCCATGACGTCTTTCCGGTTAAATGGTCCAGTAAGTAGTTTTCTCCTTGGTATGTTAAACTTCCCATTATTTCATCTCCTTATTTTAATCAATTATTAAACTCTCCTTTCGGATTTGAAGTGTTAATCTCGCTCCGTGGAGCCATAGCAGTGATGCTGGCTGTTCCTTCACTTCCTAAGGCCCTTATACCCGGATTCGTTGTTAAGACTGAAACCCGGGCGTCTTGGGCTGTTATATGAGCCTCAACCACTCCATAGACCGGTACGGTCAGAGTGGCTGAGGCTGAGGTGATGACCGCCAAATTGCCCACCAATCGGTAGGTTGCTCCAAGTTTGGCGAGTGGTACCACATTTATAGCAATATTGGCCGTCGCTCCAATCTTCTTTTTGAGGAGGCCGGTTGCTGTTGTAGAAACCGCTATACTTCCAGTAAATGGCTTCTGTGCCGTTAATACTGACGTGGCGGATGTGTTAATGGCTATTAAGCCGTGTGCTTGCTTAATCCCAGCCGCGAAGGCGGCGGTCAAACTGGTCGTTATTCCAACTGTACCGTACAGTTTGCGACTGGATTTAAGTAAAGCGACCGTGCTGATTGTTATATCAGTAGTGGCGTGTAATTTAGCAGATAAATATTTTAGGTGCGAAACCGTATTTAAAGCAATATCCACAGAGCCATATACGGGTCGGGCTGCCTTTAAAACCGCCGCATCGCTGGTGGTTATGGTTATAAGACCATGTAAAAGGGTAATACCTTTGGATAATTTACCGGCCGTGCTGGTAGTGATTCCTATTATACCTGATGCTCGACGGGTTGCACTTAAAACCGAACTATCTGAGACTGTTATATCAGCGGTGCCGTGTAACTTACCAAGCAAATACTTCAAATGTGCTGCATTGCTGGTTGTTATGTCAATCGTTCCATGAGCAGCCACAGAACCAGCTTTACTCAACACACCGGCAGTGGTTGAGGTAATGGCGGCTGTACCGGCGAGCCTCCAAGCAGATTTAAGATGCTCGGATGGTAAAGTAACCGTTACACCCGTAGAACCTAAAACGTGGGCAGGTGCGTACTTAATTAGTCCTGCGGTGCTGGTTGTGATGCCTATTGCACCGGTTAACTTAACAGACTTTATTAAACGTGATGTAGGAAGGTTAACGGTTGCGGTTAGTGTTCCTACGAGTTTCTCGGCTTCCTTTAAAACCGTGGTAGGTAGGGAGACCGTAGCACCCGTGGAACCAGCTAAGTGTGCTGGGCTGTACTTTATTAGTCCTGTGGCTGTGCTGGTGATTCCAATAGTTCCATAGGCTCGTTTGGTAATCTTCAAAGGCACGTTTGAGGTGGTTACGGTTACGCCTGTGCTTCCAACGGCTTTTAAAGCCGCCTTCATAGTTCCCGCGGTGGTGGTGGTAATATCCACGGAGCCGGTTATATACTTAGTTACACCGCCCGCTACAACCGTAACGGACCCAGCAAGGGTTGTGGTCTCTGCTATAAGTCCTTTGGCTCCTCTAACAACTTTAATTATTTCCGTTGGGAAATTGACTGTAACGCCCGTACTGGCTATAAGCCGCCCGGGTAAGTAGTGAATAACTCCAGCTGTACTTGTGGTTACTCCAATCGTACCATAAGCTTTAGTGGTTCGTTTTAAAGGTACGTTGGCAGTTGTTACGCTGATAGCAGCCGAAGCAAGCAATTTCTTAGTTGCTTTCAGAACCCCGGCTGCTGTGCTGGTTATACCTATAACGCCGTACGCAAGTTTAGTTATTTTAAGTGGTACGGACGCAGTGGTGGTAGTTTCAGTAACTGTACCATGAGCATTAGCCGGGCTGAATTGTAGGTGTGCTGGAAGAGTAG